ATGGTTTAAATACTGGAATTCCAAATTCTTTGACAAGTGCCAGTTTTAGCGAAAGTGGTGGGCAGTTAAAAGGGTTAACAATAGGCTACAGAACAGATGAAACAACTGCTGTTATTGCCGCAAGAACTGCAACAGGTGATATAGCTTTTATGGGTTATAATGGTGGATGGTTAGAAACTGCAAGATTTACAAACGATAATAGATTAGGAATTGGAACGACTTCACCTACTTCAAAATTATCAATATTTGGTTCGCAAGCTGCTATAGATATAACAAGAGGTAATTCTGGAGATTCTAAATGGGAATTTTCTTCTGATTCAACTGCATTATATTTTTCAGAAATGTCAACTGGCACTCGTGCCTATATGATGGCTATAAAAGAAACAACTGGAAATGTAGGAATCGGAACGACTTCGCCTGATAATATTTTACATATAGAAACTTCTAACGCTGGTGGTCCACAAATACAATTAGAAAGCACATCTGGTACAGCTAGTGCAGCTTTTATTAATTTTGATAGTACTAGTTTACAATTGTCTACTCAAAGAGATATGGTAGATGGAGATTGGTATGATACATCAAAATCTTGGGGCGGAATAAATATACAAGGTCCAGCAAGCGGCTCTTTTATTACTTTTCACACAGCAGGAGCATCAAACACCAGCCCTACAGAAAGAATGCGTATAGTTCCTGCTGGTGCAGTTGGAATTAATAATAGTTCCCCTGATAGTTTTAGTGGTGGTGGAAGCACAGCCGCATCATTAGTTATAGGTAAAGGAACAAGTGGTGTTTCACCGCATATAACATTGTGGCAAGGTAATTCAGCTCAAGCCGCTATATCTTTTGCAAGTGCTAACACTGGTGCTGGTCAATATGAAGGTAGGATTCGTTATACAAGAGATACTGGTGTAATGGATTTTAGAACTAATGGTGTAGCTAATGTGTTGGTTTTAAATGCTAGTGGCAACGTAGGAATTGGAACGACTTCGCCTAATGAAAAATTACAACTTGCTGGTAATCTTAATGCATATGCTCCTGGTGGTATTGATGCTGGTTTATTCGCAAGTACGGCCGCAGGTTCTACAACTATTGCAATAAGATCAAGTGGTGTAACTCATTTTAATGGTGGTAACGTCGGGATCGGGACGGCTACGCCTGGAAGAGGTTTAACTATTGATAAATCTAATCAATATGCTGCACTTGAAATAATAAAAAATAATACAACTAACCAAATTGTTTATTTAGGTACTGGTTCCAGTGCAGGAACTGATGATCCTATTCTGCAAATGAAACATAATGGCACAGAAAATATTAGATTATATGCGACTGGTAATAGTTGGATTAATGGCGGCAACGTAGGAATAGGAACTGATTCGCCTGGGGCTAAATTAGTAGTTTCAAATAGTGGGGCATTAGGATATGAAATAGACCCTTTAAATGCAAGTGGAGAAGTAGTTTCTATATTTTCTTACAATAGGTCAACTGCAGCTTGGAAAACAACTAGATATTCATCACTAGACCATAGATTTGAAATCAATGGTACTACAGAAGCAATGCGTATTACAAGTGGGGGGAAAGTTAATATTGGACAAGGAACAAGTATTACAGGATTTTTAAATATTGAACAATCAGGAAATCATATTCATTTAAGAAATGGTGCTGCAGCATCTGGCAAATATTGGAATTTTGATGTAGCCAGTCAAAATAGATTATACATACTTAACAATGGAGATACAGGTGTTTATATAACAGATGGTGGCACGTCTTGGACTGCAAATTCTGATGAAACTTTAAAAGAAAATATTAAACCTTTAAATAATGTTTTAGATAAAATAAAAGATTATAGATGTGTTGAATATAATTTAAAAAATGTACCTAATGATAAAAAAATAGGTTTTATTGCACAAGATTGGGTGGATGATTTTGCCCCAATAGTTAATAAAGAAGATGATGGATTGTTAGGAATGAAATATACAGAAACAATTCCTGTCTTATTAAAAGCAATCCAAGAACTAAAAGCAGAAATAGAATTATTAAAAAATAAATAATTATCTTTGTAAAAATATTAAACAATGGCAAATTTTTATAAGTGGACAATAAATCAAATGAATGCCCGTATTGAAGAAGATGGGAATCAAAATGTAATCTACACAGTACATTGGACGTATACCGCACAAGACGACAAAGATCCTAAGTATATCGCTAGCCAAATAGGAGCTTACTCTTTACAGTACGATCCGTCTTCACCTTTTGTTCCTTATGCAGATGATGAGGCATTTGAGAATGTAGTAATTGGATGGTTAAAAGATGGATTGCCTGTTGCTGAAATGGAAGCAAGTTTATCTAAACAAATAGATTTAGAAAAAAAACCTGTGGATGAAGACTTATATTTTACTTGGGACAATCCACCAGTACCACCTATTGAAGAATAATATTATTTTACTATATTTGTTTTTTATAACTTAAATTAAATCTAATACAATGGCAAAAAAAATTACAGAAGAAGAATTAAAAAGACTTCAAGGCATGAATGCTGAGTTTACAAAAACTAAACTAGCACTCGCAGATTCATTACTTCAACAAAAAGAATTAATGGTTCAAATGGACAACCTAAGATCTGCGTTTAAAGTAGATGAAAAAAATCTAATGGAAGCTTATGGAAAAGATGTTTCTATAGATTTAGCAACTGGAGAAATAAAAGAAAACGTAGAAGAGGCACAAACTGTAGAAGAATAAAAAATGGCAAGAATAAGTAACACTAGCGTTTATCCAAATATTAATCCTGTATTGTCAGATTACTTTGTATTGACTGATGCTAATGACGACTTATCTACTAAAACTTGTACACTAGAGTCCCTACAACAACTTTATAATGTTGATGTAGTTTCAAAATCTATAACAGTTTCTCCACTTTATTTAAATGTTTTAGCAACTCAAGACTTTGAAATACTTCCTGCACCAGGTTCTGCATACGTATATGACATACAAAGAATTTTAGTTTTTATGGATCCAGGCTCTACAGTGTATGATTTTGCAACAGATTTACCATCATTTGATATGGGATCACGATCACTTAATGACATTCAACTAACCACTATGAATTCTGCAACAGATGTTGTTGAAGTAATTTGGACTGGAGGCACAAATAACTTTGTGTTACCAACTAATACTTCGGTGGTTTTGTCTAAAGCTGGTAGCAACCCTACACAAGGCAATGGAACACTTTATGTCAATATTTCTTACAGAAAACTAAAGTTAAATTCAACTTTCTAGTCAAATGGACATCCGTAAGATTTCCATAGGAGCAGATTACAAGTCTGGTGCCATGCATTATATTGTAGGGCAGAATGTTTTAGGAGGCTCTTATATTATTCATTTAATTCAACACGATGCAAATTCTAATTCATTTAAAATATGGATAGAAAAGAATCAAGAATTAATTATGTGGAAGGAGTTTAAAAACACAATGCCTATTTCTGTAGAATATAATCTAAACTTTTAATGCAGTCACCACATTCTTTCATAGTTCGACCAGTAAAAGGGAGAAGGTATGATAATATAAAAGACATTGGTGGTATTGACTTTATAACCAGTGTTTCTAAAGAAGACCATAAAGCATCTAATAGACATGCAGAAGTTGTGTCTACACCAGTAAATTATTCTGGAGATATAAAAAAAGGAGATATACTTTTAGTTCATCACAATGTTTTTAAATTTTATTTTGACATGAAGGGTAGAGAAAAAAGTGGTAAAAGTTTTTTTAAAGATGATTTATTTTTTATTGACAATGATCAGTTTTTTTTATATAACAAAAAAGGTAAATGGTATGGTCATGACAAATATTGTTTTGTAAAACCTATTCCTAAAAAAGATTTTTATTTAAAAGGCATTGGTGTTAAGGAAGAACCCTTACATGGTGTAATAAAATACTCAAACAAACAATTAGAACAATTAGGTGTTAATGAAGGGGATGAAGTCTGTTTCACTCCTGATAGTGAATATGAGTTTTATGTTGATGATGAAAAATTATATCGTATGTTTACCAACAACATAGCATTAACATTATGATGGATAGTAAAAAAATAAAAGAAGAAATAATTAAAGCTGGTGAAAAAGCAGTTATACAATTAATAAAAGTAGCAAAAGAAGATATTATTAAATACGAAAAAGATGATGAGTTGGCAGCTGACAGATTGAAAAATGCAGCCGCTACAAAAAAACTTGCTATCTTTGATGCATTCGAGATATTAAAAAGAATTGAAGATGAAAAGCAATTAATAGATGGAATTGATATAGTAAAAAATAATACACCTAAAGGATTTGCAGAATCAAGATCAAAATAGTTTATATAGAAAATTGTACAAAATTGTGCCGAACAATGTTATGGCAACAAAAAACAGAGCTCGTACATGGCTATATGGTTATAATCCTAAATATGATTTTGTAGTTATTTCTAAAACTGGGCAAATTGACCAAATAATAAATATAAATGGTTTAAATATAGCCTTACCTAAACCTCCCGCGCGCGTGCACACGCGAGACAAAAAAAACAAAGAACAGTACTGGGAGCCACATGTTTTACCTAAAGAATTAAAAAAAATACAATCTATATTTCATTGGCATGAAACCCCACCTCAATTTAAAAATAAATGGGTAGATTATATAGAACAAGAGTTTGATAGAAGAGAAGAAGGTTTTTGGTTTATGAATAATGGGGAGCCAACCTATATAACTGGCACTCATTATATGTATCTGCAATGGACAAAAATTGATGTTGGTCATCCAGATTTTAGAGAAGCGAATAGACTTTTTTATATATTTTGGGAAGCATCTAAAGCTGACAAAAGAAGTTTTGGTATGTGTTATTTAAAAATAAGACGTTCAGGATTTTCTTTTATGAGTTCATGTGAAGGTGTTAACACTGCAACAATTACTAAAGATTCTAGAATAGGTATATTATCTAAAACTGGTGCCGATGCTAAAAAAATGTTTACAGATAAAATAGTTCCAATATCTAACAACTATCCGTTCTTTTTTAAACCCATACAAGATGGTATGGATAAACCTAAAACAGAATTAGCTTATCGAGTTCCTGCTTCTAAGATTACTAAAAAAAATATGTATGTTATAGATGAGGAAGAATTAGAAGGCTTAGATACAACCATTGACTGGAAGAATACATCTGACAATAGTTATGATGGTGAGAAGTTACAACTTCTACTTCATGATGAAAGTGGTAAATGGGAAAGGCCAGAAAACATATTAAACAACTGGAGGGTAACTAAAACATGTCTTAGACTAGGTAGTAAAGTTATAGGTAAGTGTATGATGGGTTCAACTTCTAATGCTCTAGATAAAGGGGGTGCAAATTTTAAATCCCTATATGAAGATTCTGATTGTATGAAAAGAAATTCCAATGGACAAACAAAAAGTGGTTTGTATAATCTGTTTGTGCCTATGGAATGGAATATGGAAGGGTTTATTGACAGACATGGAATGCCAGTGTTAAAAAACCCACAAGAACCTATTATGGGTATAGATGGCGAATTAATATATCAAGGTGCAATTAATTATTGGGAGAATGAGGTAGAGTCATTAAAAAATGATCCAGATGCATTGAATGAATTTTATAGACAATTCCCTAGGTCTGAGTCTCATGCATTTAGAGATGAAAGTAAACAGTCATTATTTAATTTGACAAAAATATATCAACAAATAGATTACAATGACTCATTAATAATGCAACATCATGTAACTCAAGGTGGGTTTCATTGGAAAGATGGAATTAAAGATTCTAAGGTAATATGGAGCCCAAATAAAAGAGGAAGATTTTTTGTAACTTACATTCCAAAGGCTTCGCTTCAAAATAACGTTATAGAAAGAGGAGGGCAGAAACGACCAGGGAACGAACATCTTGGCTCGTTTGGTTGTGACTCTTATGATATTTCTGGAGTAGTTGTTGGGAAAGGTTCTAATGGATCATTACATGGGCTTACTAAATTTAATATGGATGATGCACCTAGTAATGAATTTTTTCTTGAATATATAGCCAGACCACAAACAGCTGAGATATTTTTTGAAGAAGTCTTGATGGCTTGTGTTTTTTATGGTATGCCAATTTTATGTGAAAATAATAAACCACGTTTATTATATCATTTTAAAAATAGAGGATATAGAGGGTATTGTTTAAATAGACCAGATAAAAAATATAATAAGTTGTCAAAAACAGAAAGAGAATTAGGTGGTATACCTAATAGCTCAGAAGATGTAAAACAATCTCATGCATCTGCAATTGAATCTTATATAGAAAAACATATAGGATTGGATTTAGAAGAAACATATAGAGATAAAGATATAATGGGAAGTATGTATTTTCAAAGAACTTTAGAAGATTGGGCAAAATTTGACATAAACAACAGAACACGATTTGATGCTGCTATTAGTTCAGGGTTAGCAATTATGTCTAATCAAAAACACCTATATACCCCAACTCAAAAACAATCAAAAATAAGCATTAACTTTGCAAGATATAATAACAAAAGTTCAGTTAGTCAATTACTTAAAAGATGAAAGACGTTACAATTAATATACAATCTGCTGCTTTTCCTGATCAATTTGTTTCAGACTCAACAAAAGACACAGTAGAATATGGTTTACAGATAGGACAAGCAATACAATATGAATGGTTTAGAAGAGATAATGGTTCATGTAGATTTTATGATCAATGGGGTGAGTTCATGCGCCTGCGCCTGTACGCGCGAGGGGAACAGTCTATTGCTAAATATAAAAACGAATTAGCTATAGATGGTGATTTATCTTATTTAAATTTAGACTGGACTCCTGTCCCAATTATACCAAAGTTTGTTGACATCGTTGTAAATGGCATGTCTGACAGACTTTTTAAAGTAAAAGCATATGCCGAAGACGCAATGTCTGCCGAAAAAAGAAATGAGTTTCAAAAACAAATAGAAGGTGAAGTAATTGCAAAACCTTTATTTAATCAGATACAAGAAGAGTTTGGCATAAATGTATTTCAAACCGATCCTGATCAATTGCCTGAATCAGATGAGGAAATGGAATTGTATATGAATATGAAATATAAACCAGCTGTAGAAATTGCTGAAGAGGTTGCAATAAATACATTGTTTTCTGAAAATCATTATAACGACATTAGAAATAGAGTTGATTATGATTTAACTACATTAGGCATAGGAATAACCAAACATGAATTTCTGTTAGGACAAGGTGTAAAACTAGATTATGTTGATCCTGCTAATGTAGTGTATAGTTATACTGAAGATCCTTATTTCAAAGATTGTTTTTATTGGGGTGAAATTAAAACAGTACCTATGACGGAATTAATAAAAATTGATCCATCATTAACTAATTCAGATTTAAATGAGATAGCTAAATATAGTCAATCATGGTATAATTATTTTAATACATCACAGTTTTATGAAAACAGTATGTTTTATAGAGATACTGCAACATTATTATATTTTAATTATAAAACCACACACTCATTTGTATATAAAAGAAAAAAATTATCTGATGGCTCGTACAAGACTGTACAGAAAGATGACCAATTTAATCCGCCACAAGAAATGATGGAGGAAGGTAATTTTGAAAAAGTAGAAAAAAGAATTGATGTATGGTATACTGGTGTAATGGTAATGGGTACTAATATTGTTTTAGAATGGAAATTAGCCGAAAACATGGTAAGACCAAAATCAGCAAATCAATTTGCTATGCCAAATTATGTTGCATGTGCGCCAAGAATGTATAAAGGACAGTTAGAGTCTTTAGTTAGAAGAATGATTCCTTTTGCTGATTTGATACAAATGACTCATTTAAAAATTCAACAAGTAGTTTCTAGAATTGTACCAGATGGTGTTTTTATTGATGCTGATGGATTAAATGAAGTTGATTTAGGAACAGGTAATGCATATAATCCAGAAGATGCTTTGAGGTTATATTTCCAAACTGGTAGTGTTATTGGTAGAAGTTATACTCAAGATGGTGAATTTAATAATGCTAAAGTACCTATACAACAACTAACTGCTAACAGTGGTTCTAGTAAAATGCAAATGTTAATAGCAAATTATAATCATTATTTAGACATGATTAGATCAGTAACAGGTTTGAATGAAGCCAGAGACGGATCAACACCAGATCCTAACTCTTTAGTCGGTGTTCAAAAATTAGCAGCTTTAAATTCTAATACAGCAACTAGACATATATTAGATGGTAGTTTATTTATAACCAGAACTTTAGCAGAGTGTTTATCTATAAGGACAGCTGATATATTAGAATTTGCAGATTTCAAAGATGAATTTGTCATGCAAATAGGTAAATATAATTCTGGTATTTTAGAAGAAATAAAAGATTTATACATTTATGATTTCGGTATATTTATTGAGATGTCTCCTGATGAAGAAGAAAAAGCGATGTTAGAAGCTAATATTCAAATGGCATTATCAAAAGAAAATATAAGTTTAGAAGATGCTATTGATATTAGAGAGATTAACAATCTTAAAATGGCTAATCAATTATTAAAATTGAAACGTAAACAGAAGCAGGAGCAAGAGCAACAACAAAGAATGCAAGAGCAACAAATGGCCGCACAGATGCAAATGCAGGCTGAACAAGCTAAAGCTCAACTTGAGGCACAAAAAGTCCAAATGGAAACTCAATCTAAAATGCAAGTTAAACAAGCTGAAATAAGTTTCGAAATAGAGAAACTTAAAAATGAAGCAATGTTGAAAGAACAACTTATGCAGACAGAGTTTCAATTTCAAATGCAGTTAAAAGGTGTTGAGCAACAAGGTTTACAGTCAAGAGAAACTGAAAGAGAAAATGCTAAAGATGCGCGTATAAGTCAACAGTCAACACAAACATCTAAAATGATAGAACAAAAGAAAAGAGATTTACCTGCAATAAATTTTGAATCAAATGAAGATAGTTTAGATGGTTTTGATTTAGCAGAGTTTGAGCCAAGATAAGCTTAAAAAGATATTTAAATTTTGTTTAACTTTGTTTAAAATTTAATCTAATTTAATATTATGGAAATAAAAGTAAGAGACTTAGGGCATAAAGAAGAAAAGTCCAAAGCTGAAATTGAAGAGTCATTGTTACAAAAACATGAAGAGAAGTTTGAAGACAGTGAGCAACAAGAAGAACAAACAGATACAGTAAAGGTTTCAAACGAAAACGATACTGAAAAAGAAACTCCCTCATCAGAGACAATTGGTGAAACTCCCTCATCAGAGTTAAATGATGAAAACGTTCTTTCTTATATTAGAGATAGATACAACAAAGATATAAATTCAGTTGATGAATTGTTTGAGGAAAAAGAAGCAAACGAAGAATTACCTGAAGATGTGTCTGCGTATTTAAAGTACAAAAAAGACACTGGACGTGGAATCCAAGATTTCTATAATTTACAGAAAGATTACGATTCTATGGAAGATGACTCTGTACTTGCTAGTTATTATAGTATAACCGAAGATGGGTTAGATGATATTGACATTCAAGATATTATTGAGGAAAAATTTAGTTTTGATGAAGAATTAGATGAGCCTCGCGATATTAAGAGAGTAAAACTAGCAAAAAAACGAGAACTTGCGAAAGCGAAAAAGTTTTTGAATGAGCACAAAGATAAATACAAAATGCCTCTTGAGTCAAGCGGGGATCAGTTATCTAATGATCAACAAGAAAATTTAAATGCTTATGAAAGTTATCTTAAAGAATCTAAATCTATTGAGGAGCAAAACAAAAAGAAGTATAATTACTTCCTAGATAAAACCGATGAGGTTTTTAACAATGAATTCAAAGGTTTTGAGTTTAATGTGGGAGATAATAATATAACTTTTAAACCTGGGACAGGTGAAGAGCTTAAAAATGTGCAGTCCGATTTTAACAATTTTGTTAATAAATACATGGACAAACAAACAGGGTTAATCGCCGATCCAAAGGGATATCATCGTTCACTAGCAGTAGCTATGAACCCTGAAAAATTTGCTCAATTTTTTTACGACCAAGGTGTTTCGGCAACTGTGGATAATGTTTCTAGAAAATCTAAAAACATAAACATGGACATTAGAAACGCTGCTCAACAAACTGTCACAAAAGATGGTATGAGAATAAGGGCTGTAGGAGATACCAATAGTGGAAGAGGACTTAAAATTAGAAGTATTAAAAAAGTTTAACAAATTAAAAATTTAAATTATTATGGCAGTACAAGCGGTACCCGGATTCGATTTACAACCGAGTTCACAACAAGTCCCTGTATCAACTAATTATCTGTCTTCGGCAGACTTTACTTGGTTACAGCAATATCTTCCTGACACTTACGAAAAAGAATTCGAAAGATACGGGAATAGAACAGTAGCATCATTCTTAAGAATGGTAGGCGCTGAAATGCCTTCTAACTCTGACCTTATCAAATGGGCAGAACAAGGAAGGTTACACAATAAATACCAAGGTTTAACAACTGGATCAGGAGCAGGTTCTGATACAGCAGTATTCGTTATTCCAGCAGCAGATTTTAATCCAGCATTAGCTTCGCCAAATTTGGCAGCTCTTAGAGCAGGACAAACAGTAATGTTAAGTTCTTCTGTAGCAGGATCTACATTATCAGCTAAAGGAATTGTAACTGTAGCACCTACTGGAGCTGGAGCTGGAGCTAGAACTTTTAGTGTAGGATTTTATGAAGCAGCAGGTATGCCTGCATTTACTTCAGGTTCTATAGATTGTTTTATATATGGTTCTGAATTTGCAAAAGGAACAAATGGAATGGTTGGTTCTAATGAGGCAGATGATTTTATCTTTCAAAACAAACCTATTATTATCAAAGACAAGTATGCAGTGTCTGGTTCTGATATGGCTCAAATTGGTTGGATTGAAATCCAGTCTGAAAACGGAGCTAATGGATATTTATGGTATCTTAAATCTGAGCACGAAACGAGACTTAGATTTGAAGACTATTTAGAAACAGCTATGGTGGAAGCAGTTCCAGCTGAAGCAGGTTCAGATGCAGGTAATTATCTGCAAGGTTTATTAGCAGGTGGTGCATCAGCAGCAGAAAAATCTGGTTCTGATGGTATCTTCTATGTTGTTGAAAATAGAGGTAATGTTTTTGGTGGAGGTAATCCAACAAGTTTAGCTCAGTTTGATAGTGTTATACAAAGACTAGACAAGCAAGGAGCTATTGAAGAAAATGTTATTTTCTTAAACAGAAACTTCTCGTTTGATATTGATGATATGTTAGCACAACAAAACTCTTATGGAGGTGGTGGTACATCATATGGTCTATTTGACAATGATAAAGACATGGCTTTAAATCTTGGATTTACAGGATTTAGAAGAGGTTATGACTTTTATAAGTCTGACTGGAAGTACCTAAACGATCCTACAATGAGAGGTGGTTTAGTTGGTGGAGCAGTTAATGGATTATTAGTTCCAGCTGGTTCAACTACTGTATATGACCAAATCTTAGGAAAGAATGCTAAAAGACCATTCTTACACGTTAGATATAGAGCTTCTGAAACTGAAGATAGAAGATATAAAACTTGGATTACTGGTTCTGCTGGTGGTGCAAGAACTTCTGACTTAGATGCGATGGAAGTCAATTTCTTAAGTGAAAGAGCTGTATGTACTTTAGGTGCAAACAACTTCTTTATCTTTAAGGATTAATATTATTGTAAATTTTACCCCTACTTAGGTGGGGGTAATATTTATTTTTTACTGGAATTAAATTAAATTAAATTAAATACAATGAAAAAAAAAGCAAATTACGTTACTAAAATATATAAGCTTACTGGTAACAAAGCACCTCTCTCATACATGTTAGCATCAAGGCATTCTCAAAGATCTCCTTTGTTATATTTTGATGAAGAACAAGGAATTAATAGACCATTAAGATACGCAAGAAATCAAAAAAGTCCATTTGAAGACAAACAAGACGGTAATGCAATTCTAGAACCTATAGTGTTCGATGATGGTATGCTAGTAGCTCAAAAAGAAGACCAAGTACTACAAGAGTTTTTACATTATCATCCTGGTAATGGGAAAGTGTTTGTAGAGGTTAATAAAGAGCAAGATGCATTGAATGAGCTTTCAGATGCTGAAAGTGTTTTAGAAGCCCAAATAATAGCAAAAGAATTGTCTAGTAATACTCAGAAATTATTACAAGTATCTAGAGTTTTATTAGGTAATGTGGTTGACAACATGACTATTCCAGAGTTAAAAAGGGATTTGTTAATATACTCAAAGAATAATCCAGAAGACTTTATTAATACGATAAACGATCCAATGTTACAATTACAAGATGATGTTTATCAAATATTTAAAGCTGGGTTCTTACAAACACGAAACAATGGTAAAGAGGTTTATTATAACCTTCCTAACAATAAAAAAAGATTAATATCTGTTCCTTTCGGAGAAGATGCTAATTGGATTGTTGGTTCGTTTTTTCAATCAGATGATGGTGTTGAAATATATAAGCTACTTAAAAATCGCTTAAAAAAATCAGAATAAAATAATTATCTTTGTATAATTGTTTAACCCCATAAATTTATAAGATATGGAAAAATTTTTAAAAGTAACTGTAAGTGATCAAGATTATTTAATTAATGTTAATCACATTCTTACAGTAGAACAAGGATCAGGAACTGGAGCTGTAGACATTTTATATGATATAGTCGGACATTCAGCAACTGGTGCAAGTGAGGTAATAGGTGTTACATTAACTGCTTCAACAGCAGATGATACAGCTAAAAAGAAAGAGCAAATTGGTAGCATCGTAGAGGCTATTGAAGATGCGCTATCTACAAGTTGGAACAGACCTATTTTCAGTATTTCACCGAAATATCCTGTTACAAGCGTTGCTCAAGTAGAAAAAGCATGGGCATAGTTTAATCTATTAGACTTAAATTAAGAAGAGGCTTAAACAATTGAGCCTCTTTTTTTTTGTTTATATTTGTAAAAAGAACTAGAATGATTAATTCAGTTAGAAATACAGTACAAGCAATCGCAAACAAGAATAATTATGGATATATATCTCCACAAGATTTTAATTTGTACGCACAACAAGCACAAATGGATTTGTTTGAAGACTATTTTTATCAATACAATAGTTGGATAAATAAACAAAACCAAAGAGTGTCTGGTACTGGTTATGCAGATATAGTAAAAAGTTTAGTAGAAGTAATTGATAGTTTTTCAGTAACTAAAGGATTAATTAAACAAGCAAATAATATGTTTAATCTGCCTGCAGATTACTATTATATAAATAAAATAAATTATTACCCCAACTTTGTGGACAGTGGATTCACTACTGCCGCAGGAGTATCTAATCGTTTAACAGACTCAGCTGCTCAGTTTTCTACTAGTGGTGTCGTTAAAGTAGGGCAATTAATAACAAACACAACATCATCCAGTGATTATGCTGGATTTAGTGCATTTATAGTAAGTATTGATAGCAATACACAATTAACATTAAGCACAAATATATTTCCTATAGGTGGAGCTGGTGGTGACACATATTCTACATACAATACAACTGGTATTGTAGAGGTTGAACGAGTTAATCAAAATAAAATATTTTATTTGAACAACTCACCACTTACTGCTCCTACAACTGGTTTTCCTGCTTATGTGTTAGGTGGTGCAACAAGTGGTATTGTAGGATCGAGTGATTCTGCACAAGGTCAGTTAGGTAATACTGTTACAGTATATCCAACTACTATAAGCACTGCAGGATCTGTTATTACTGATTATGTAAGATATCCTTTGCCTCCTAAATGGACATACCAAACTGTAGGTGGGACTTCAGGAAGCCCAGAGTTTGATTCTAACCAAGCTGATTATCAAGATTTTGAATTACCATTATCTGATGAACCTGGTATAGTAGCAAAAATTTGTCAGTATGTAGGTATTGAAATAAGAGAAGCTGATGTGTATCAGTTTGGAAAACAAGAAATAGTTGAAGACAATCAAATACAAATATAGATTATGGCGTATTTAAACGATTATCAATATTATGCAAATGAAGGTGGCACTCCTAAAGATAAAAATTGGGGTTCATATCAATATGTTACTTTAGATGAAATAGTTAACAATTTCATGTTAATGTATCAAGGTAATAATGAATTGATAAATAATATTACACGATATAAAGTTTTATTTCATGCAAAAAGAGGGATACAAGAGTTGAACTATGATGCAATGAAAGAAATAAAAATATTACAATTAGCTTTAGATGATTCATTATTATTTGTTTTACCTCATGATTATGTAAACTGGGTTAGAGTGTCAATGTTTCAAAATGGAGTGTTATTTCCACTTACTGAAAATATACAAACACAATGGGCTAGTACTTATTTACAAGACAACAATAATAATATACTGTTTGATCAAAATGGAAATGTTCTAAAGCCACAAGATTCACCATTGGATTTATCAAAAAAAACAATCTATTTAAATAACGAAAGCCTATACGACGGGTGTGAAGGTTATTGTGTAGATGGTTTATGGTATTTTGATTTTGCTATTGGTGGACATTTTGGATTAAACACTGAAACTGCTAACACTAATCCTACTTTTTCTATAGATAAACAAAGAGGTGTTATCAATTTTAGCTCTATTGCATCTGGGCAGTCTATTGTATTAGAATATGTTTCTGATGGAATGGAGAAAGGCAACGATGCTGACATTAGTGTAAATAAGTTATTTGAAGAATTTATTTATGCATATATTAAATACTCTATATTAAATGGTAAATTAGGAGTTCAAGAATATGTTGTAAACAGAGCTAGAAAAGATAAGTCTTCTTTATTAAGAAACGCAAAAATTAGATTAAGTAATATACACCCTGGTCGACTTTTAATGAATATGAGAGGTCAGGCTAAATGGATTAAGTAATATGCCAATAGTAACTACAAATTTTGTACGCGGAAGAATGAATAAAAGCGTGGATGAGAGACTTCTTCCTCCAGGCGAATATGTCAATGCTATAAATGTTAGGCTAGGATCAACTGAAACCACAGAAATAGGAGCTGTAGAAAATTCTAAAGGAAATACTAAACTTACAACATTACAATATGAAGGTGCTGATTTAACAAATGCAACTTGTATTGGTGCATATGATGATGGAGCTAATGAAACTATATATTGGTTTATAACATCAACAACTGTAGATATGATTGTTTCTTTTGATACAAAAAATGAACTAATCACTTATCACGTAGTTTCTGTAAGCGTTTTAAATTTTAACACTACAAACCTAATTAATAGTGTAAACAAAATAGGTAATTTATTGTTTTTTACTGATGATGTAAATCCACCACGAAAAATTAATGTTACCAGAAATTATCCTAGTCCACTATCTGGTGCAGATGTTGTAACAGATAAAGAGTTAAATGTCATTGTTCAGCCACCTTTAGCGGCACCTACATTTAATTTAATATCACAGGCGACTGAAGCGAATTATATGGAAACTCGTATGATTTCTTTTGCTTATAGATATAAATATCAAGATGATGAGTATAGTGCACTATCACAATTTACTGACATAGCCTTTGTTCCTGGAGTTTTTAAGCTAGATATAGCCACAAATCTAAACAGTGGTATGAAAAACATTTATAATGCAGTAGAGCTTAGTTTTAACACTGGAGACTCTAATGTAGTTGGGGTTGATTTAATTTTTAAATTTGCAGACTCTAACGTATTAAATGTTATTGAAAGATTTAACAAGTCTAATTATGGATGGCCAGATAATACAATTCAGACACAAACATTTAGTAATAGTAAAATATATACAATACTACCAGATAGTGAATTATTAAGGCTTTATGATAATGTGCCAAGAACTGCAAAAGCACAAACTTTAATGGGTAATAGGTTGGTGTATGGTAACTATGTAGATGGTTACGATATGGTAGATAGTGATGGCAATAGTTGTCAAATGACTTTTGAAGCAGAAAGAGTTAGTAGTAATATAGAAACAAATGATTTCACTCCTACTTTAGTAAGTGGAGCACAATACACTATTGACACTCCACAAACTATAGCTAATAGTACTGTTTCTATAGATTTATCTGATATTGCCACAAAATTAAAAAGTGGAGCTGTATTAGATTTTGATTTTACATTTATTCATTCTACATTTTCTGGCAATAGTGGTTCAACAACCACATCACAACCTTCAACTGACATCTCTACAATATTTACATTAGCACAAGATTTTAATAGTGTTTATGAAATGGTAAATAGTGTTGATTTTAAAACCAGAATTGGAAGTGAACCTGCATACTTTACAACTGTTGCTAATGCTTGTTCTAATGGAACAAGTTTTACCGATACATTTAATTGTGCTGTAACTAATCCTGGTGATAGTAATTCTAACATTGGTTGGTCAAAAAGCGAAAGTGGTATTTCTGGTTTAAATCAAGGAATTAGAATAACATCACAACCAGGTTCAAATGTAGTTACATTTCAAATACCAGCAATGAAGTTTGTTGATTCTGATCCTTCAATAGGAACTTCAGCACCTTTATATGAATATTATAAATTTACTTCTGGCGAGGTGTTGTTTTTAGGAAATGGTAACACTAAAAGTTTACATAGTAACAGAAATTACGAAGTAGGGGTGGTTTATATGGATGAATATTTAAGAAGTTCTACCGCTTTAGTCTCACCAGACAATACAATATTTACACCTGCATCAACATCAGCTCAAAAAAATCAAATTAAAGTTACTATACCAATTACTCAAAAACCTCCTTACTGGGCAAGTAAGTATAAATTTGTAGTAAAAAGAGCTGAGGGGCCTTATGAAACTATTTATAGTAATTTTTATTACAGAGACACTACCACTAATACAGTGTATTTTAAATTAGAAGGGCAAAATCAAACTAAAGTAAAAACTGGGGATATATTAAGGGTAAAAGCTGATACATTTGGAGCTTTATCTACTTATCAAACACAAGAAGTTTTGAGTGTAGATGCAAAAGAACAAAACTTTTTAACTCCTGCGGCAAATATAGAAACAGGTGGAATTGCTCCTTATATTTCTGAATTAGCAGGATTATACATGGAGTTAAAACCAACTAATTTCAATATAGACACATCAGAAGACTCTTCTGCATGGAGCTCTGGAACTGAATCTGATCAGTCGAAAAGAAATTACCCAAGTATTCAAATACCTTGTTTTAGAAACAGAACGAGTGGAGATACAAACGTTGTGTTGCCAGAAGGGAGTTTAGTAACATTTGATTTTGAGTTTTTTAGAAGCGAAAGAAATAACCGAGCAGGTTCAGAAATATACAACTATAATAAAACTTTTCAAGCATCTAATGATTACGATAATTTATATGATTTTGTAGTTGGTGAGGCTATTGATTTTACTGGTGGTGTAGACACAAGCACAGATGATTCTGGTGCAAATCAAAATATATTTATTAATGAAAATCCATTACCATCTAAAAGTATACCTGGAAGAATACAAGGTAAGAATCAATATAGGTTTTCTACAACTAATGGAAATACACCATCTACAGGAACAGGACAAACTAATTTTTTATATTTAGCATTAAAAAGTGGTACACAAGGAGTTGGAGGACACCCATCAAGAGTAAAAGGTAGGATATCTGTACAAGTTGCAAATTCAATAATAACTTTTGAGTCAATACCAGTAGATGTTGATAATGACATATATTATGAAGACGATGCATGTTATGATATAACAGGTGGTTTTCACACTGGAACAACACAAACACAAACTAGCACACTACCAGCTATTAGTACTTTAGGCTTTTTTGATTGTTTTTCATTTGGTAATGGTGTAGAAAGTTTTAAAGTAGAAGATTCTCTTATAGGACAATCGTTCACTCTAGGACAAAGAGTGACATCTGTATCGGACCAAGACTATAAAGAAGCAGATAGGTTTGCAGGAATGACTTACAGTGGCTTATACAGTGAAGAATCTAATGTAAATAGACTAAATGAGTTTAATTTAGGTTTAGCGAACTTCAAAGACTGTGAGGTTACTTATGGTCCAATTCAGGTTTTACATGCAAGAGAAACAGATATAATGTGTTTACAAGAAGACAAAATATCTTATGTGTTGGCACAAAAAGATGTTTTAACAACTGCGGATGGTGGGGGTGCAATATCAGCTTCTCCTTTAGTCTTAGGACAACAAGTAGCAAGAATAGAGGAATATGGTATAAGTAGCAACCCTGAAAGTTTTGCCTCACATGGTGATTCTATGTATTTTACAGATGCTAAAAGAAATGCAGTAATACAGTTAAAAGGAGCAGGAAGACAACAAGCATTAGTTGTTATATCTGAACTAGGAATGAGGTCTTATTTTAGAGATTTATTTACACAAAATTTTAATAAACAAAAACTAGGTGGATTTGATCCGTATATGAATGAATATATATTATCTTCTACTGTAACTGATATACCATCAGTAATTGTACCATTACCATGTGGTACATTAATTTCAAGACAATCTGTTACAAATGCTTCATCTTATTCAATAGATTTTGGAACTTCTCAAGGTACTGTAGACTTTACATTTAATGTAACTGGAACGGTGACTTTACAAGTGGTTTGGGATAATAATAGTGTTATTAATCAATCAATTACTGGAAGTGGCACTGTAAGTTTTAACAAAAACAAAGCTAATCCAGCAACTGCTACAGTTACAATAACACCAAGTGGAAGTGCTACATATGATATTACACCTAATTGTCCAACAACTAATGAAATTATTGTTGTTCAAATAACTTTAGGTTCACCAGTAGATGATGGTAAGTTTATTCATAATCAATATTACTGGAACAAAGGAACATTAACAAGTCCTGTTTCAAGTGAACTTATAACTTTTAATTCTGCTGATCCTGTAGAAAGTTTTATATCAACGACTGGACAAACTTCAGTTGGGATTATGCCAGTATCTGGTTCAAGTATTACAATGCAGTCTAATAAAAAAGATTTTGATGATTTTGTTTTTGATGGAACAGTAGATAAGTTTAAATACTTAGTAAGCCCTATACAATATACTGCAAATGATTGGGCTATAATTGATGCTGCATCAACAACTGCAACACCAATAACAAATCCATCAACTGGATTGTATCAAGCATCATTTACTTATACTAATAGTAGTCCTATAACAGACAAATATTTATACATGGTATGGGATTACAGAAATGTAACTAATATAGTGCTTAGAGATGGATCGACTGATTTAACTGCATGTTGCTCTGGAAACTCTGTCAGCTATTACATAGACACAGATAGTTTTGCTACAGCTACAGCAGTATGGACAGATTCAAATTTACACACTAAAGCGCCTAATCAATTTTATCAAGCAACGAGTATTGTGAGAGAACAATCTGCAGGACTTTTATTGCCTTCAGTAACTTGTGCTCCATGTGGTACTGCTATACCATTATGCTCAAGCACTACAGGTGCTTCAGATATATGTTGTACTGGTTGCACATACTCTTCTTATTCTTCTTCTATAATGAAGTCTTTAAGGTCAGAAGCTTGTGGATTAGCTCAAGATCAAACATATTATCACAATGGAACTGGAACGACACCAGTTGTAAATAATTTTGTATATTCTAATAACACTGGAACTACTCTACTTGCAGCGGGATATTATTCTCTGAGTGCAACATCAGTAATATATGTCAATAGCTCTGGTATGGTAGAAAATTTATTAACTTGCTAAATAATGGCTACAGATAACACATATTATATAGACACGAGTTTGTTCTCAACAGCTACAGCGGTGTGGTCTGATAGTGCATTAACAACTAAAGCACCAGATGGGTGGTATCAAGCACCTACAGAAACTACAGTTACATACAGGCAACAAACAGGTGGAACTTTAGGAACTGCGGCAAACTGTGAGTGTCCAGTGCCATGTGGTAGTAATATTAGTGGAAGTGGAAATGTTGGTAGTTATATTATTGATATTGATATGGGTAACACCACGGCAGATGTGGGTGCAATAATTGTGTATTTTCAACCTTATAATATTCCAGATGGAATTTTAGCAACTTTTGATTCAACTACTTACAATACCTTAACTACTAATAATCATGGTATTGAATTAGCTACTGCTGGAGAAATAAATTTTGTAGGTACACCTACTGGAGGTTGTACAGCTAGTGATTTAGAAGGAAGTTCTACCACAGTTTCTAACTACACATATAATGGAACTGCTTTTGTAGATACGGGTACAGATACTACTATAGTCATACCAGCTTCAGGTACAGTAAACTTAAATGCTACTGGTAATATTTTTTATACTATGGTGATACCTAAACCAAATGCAACACCTTCTAATTTAAGGTTACAGTTGGTTGGGGTTTGTGGTAGTACAGCATTTCAGTTTGATGCAATATGTCCAGCGGCTTTACCTTCGTTTACTACCAATACGGTTCAAACAAATCCAGGCTTAGCTTGTAGCGCGACACAAGATCAAACATATTATTTTGCACGAAATTCATCTTCCTTAGGTCAAACTACTCCTGTGCCAGACAGCAATACAATTCCTCAAATAGGAAACTTTGTGTTTTCTAACAATACCGGTGCTACAGCTTTAGCTGATGGGTTTTATAAATTAGATGCAACAATTGTTGCTCAAGTTGTTTCTGGTGTAGTTTCTGCAACTTCAACATGTCCAACTAACACTGCATTTGCATCCTCATCAACTGGTGCATCTGTAAGTGCAGCTTGTACAGACACAATCGATCAGACATTTTATCATAATGGTTCTGGAACATTACCTACATCTGGAGATAATGCATTCTCTGATGCTGGTGGAACAACTCCATTATCAGCAGGGTACTACAAATTAAATGCAACTTCTTATATTGAAATAACTGGTTCTGCAGGACTGGTTAGTGGTCCATCTAGTTTTGCATTAGGCACATCATTCAGTTCAAGCACAAGTCAAGCTAGTGGAACCGATGCATGTGCAGCTTCATTAACAACAACATTTTATCATAATGGCTCTGGTTCATTGCCTGTAGCTAGTGACACATGTTATACAGATGCATGTAAGACCATAACATTACCCGATGGTTTATATAAAATAACAACTACCAATGGAGGTAGTTATATTACAATAACTGGAGGAAGTGGTGTAGTTGCATCTGTAACTAACTGTAATACTTGTACAGCTTACCCAAGTAGTAATCCATTAAGTTTTGGAGCAATATGTAACCCTGGTGCTACTCCATCTATAGATAACATGTATTATCATAACGGATCGGGTACATACCCAGTAACTGGAGACACAGTATATACTACTATAGGATGTAGTAATCCTTTAAATGGTGGTAATTCTTACTTTTATATTTATTCAGTAGGAACTAATAATTTTTATATACGTGTAAATTCAAGTGGTGTAGTAATTTTAGACTCAAGTTGTACACCACCTTAATAACAAACTATGGCAGCAGAGACATTAACATTTAGCGATGACAAAAGAAGCCCAGGGTGGCCATCTTTTTACACATACTATCCAGAGTATATAAAAGGTATGAATGGATATTTATATACATTTTACCAAGGAAACTTATGGAGACATAATACTAACTCATTAAGAAACAACTATTATGGTGTGCAAGGTATTTCAACCGTTACTAGTGTGTTTAATCCAGAGCCTACATTAAGTATTAAGTTATTTAAGACCATGTCTTATGAAAGTTCTCACAGTTGGGCAGTTACTGATTTAAACACTGATTTAAGCAGTGGTTCAATGCTTGAGACATATTTTGAACAAAAAGAAGGTGAATGGTATTCATATATAAGAAGTAAATCAGGAACAGTGGACTGGAAGTTAAGATCAGGAAATGGTATTGCTACTTGTACAGGAGTCACTGGTCCAGCTACTGCTACAGTAATAACATTTGCTAAATCAATTGGAAACATATTAAGTATAGGAGATATTATTTATAGTTTAGATGTAGCAGCAGGGCAGACTAATCCAGTTATAGCGGGAGCAGTTACTGCGGTAACTAGTAAAACTATTACTGTAAGTATTGACACAGCCACTGGTGGTGTTGTTCCTTCTACAGGCTTTTTTATATTGTATTATAAAAACAGTATTGCAGAGTCACATGGAGCTCGTGGATACTATATGGAGTTTACAATGACTAATGATGATACTAGTGCAGTAGAGCTATTTTCTGTAGGTAGTAATGTAATGAAAAGTTATCCTTAGAATTTGTTATCTTTGTGTGAATGGAATTACAAATAGCTCATGATGTATTAAACTCTGTAGTAGCTAGAAGAGGTTTAATGTGGGAAAAAATTGAGAATTTTCATAAAAAAGCACAGGCTTTAGAAATTTCTTTAGATCATACCGCTGGAGAACCTTATAGTCAAGAGTTTTCAGAGTTATGTCCATTAAAACAACACATCGAAGGTGGTCTCTATACAAGAGAACTTTTTATGCCTAAAGATGGGATTATAATAAGTATGATTCACAAACAACAACACCCTTCTTTTTTATTAAAGGGTAAGGTTTCGTACATCACAGATGCGGGAGAAATTAAAACAATAGTTGCTCCACACACTATTTTTACACAAATAGGGACACAAAGAGTGTTTTATGTACATGAAGACAGTAGTTTTTGTTGTGTTTATAAGGTAAAAGCTAAAACTTTTGAAGAAGCAGAAGCTGAGGTATATACTAATAATTATAGAGATTTACCTAAAAAAATAATAAATAAAATAAATAAAAAATTATGGCAGGTCCAGCAGCAATAATATTAGGAAGTATAGCAGCCGCAACAGGTTTAGCAGGCATGGGTATTGGTTTAGGTCAAGCAGGTAAACAACGAAGAGCAGCGAGTCAAGCAAAAGCTGACTCAGAAAGGTTAATGCAACAAGCAAGAAATAGAATGATGGCAGACAATTTTGAAAACATTAAGTTGCCTACAGAATCTTATGACAGAGCTTTTAGAGAAAATACTGCACAACAAAGACAAGCTATAGACTCACTACAAGGTGCTGATGCAAGAACTTTAGCAGCAGGTATAGGTAAAGTAAGTGCGGCAGGAACTGCGGCAAATGAAGAACAAAGACTTGTAATGGGTAAAGACTTATATGACTTAGAACTTAAAAAAGCACAAAACGCAGAACGAATAAAAGATGAGTTGGTAGGTATGGATGTAGGACAAGCTAGAGACTTAACAACAATGTCGGCTGACTCAAGAGAAGCTGCAGCGGCATCAACAATGGGTGCTATACAATCTGGAGTAGCTGGTGTTTCTGCACTTGCAAGTTCATTGCCAGATTACATGAAATCTGGTGCTGATAGGAAAGCTGGAACTTTTGCTGAAAGTGATGTGTTTAAAAATATGGATAAAGGCGGTAATGTTGTAATTGATAAAAATACTGGCAAAGCAGTTCAAACTGATAATCCAGCATATTTGAATAGAGCTGATGATTATAATATGGATTTAAAACCAGGAGATGCGGGATATATAGCTCCTACAATTGATTATTACCAACCATATACAGATAAACAGGCTGAACAATTAATTGGAGAAAACTACGAAAGTATATTTGGTGACAATAAAACATTTAGAGAGTTAAAAAAGGATGACTTTAAAAATTTAACTCCAGCACAATTAGCAAAAATAAAAGAAATATTAGGTCAACGATAATTATAAACTATGGCAGTAGATCCAAAAAAATACTCTTTGTATGCTCAACGAGACCTAGAAAAACAGTATGTTAACTGGGGAAAAGTAGCACAAGACATTACTACAGGAATAACAACAATAGCAGGTGAGAGACAGGCTAGGAAGGATGAGTTAGATAAATTGACTAATGAAGCCATAGAAAACTTAAGTGCTGTTCCTGATGTAGAAAGCCAAGATGCTGGCACAATGATTATTAATGCCAGTGACATGTCTAAAAAAAATCTACAAATTCAATCTGATTTGTTAAAAAGAGGGTTAATCACTCCTAAAGATTTTAAACTTTTTATGGAGAAACAAAAAACAGGATACTCTTCATATAGTACTGCAATAAAACAATGGGACGGGTGGTATCAAAAATCCCTAGAAAGGATTGATAAAGAAGAGGCGAGTGCAGGTGAAATGTATAATAACACTTCTTTAGAGGCTTTTGGTAATTTACAAAACAAAGTACTCATGACTAATCCAGCTAATGGACAATTACAGTTAGTAGAGATGGGTAAAGCACCAGATGGTACTTATACTAAAATGCCAGATTTAAAAAAGAATCCGAGCAAAGTAGTTAGTCCACATGCTATCAACCTTCGTATGAATATGAAGTCAAACAAAAAAGTTTTGACAGATGAGGCTAAAAAGCTAGTTGATCCAATGGGTAGAATTATAAAATCTTATACTGGTGAAGATGGTAAAATGTTTTCTAAAGAAGGTTTTAGGTATAGAGACAGCCAAGATGTAGAAAGAACATATAAGGATTGGCTAAATTCTTCAGCCGATGCACTTACAGCAACTAATGATGATCAAATGCAAATATTAGCAGGTCAAGGATACCATATAGCACAGAGTGTAGATGAGTTTAAAGAAAAGCATGGAGATGACACTTCTAAAATGATTTTAGTTAGTTATGCCTCTGGCACACCAGTTTATAAACTTTTAGGAGAGGGTGAAGATGGTTATAAAGGGCTAGGTATAGAAGGTGAATCAAAAAAAGTTGCGAGATTCGCGTTAGATGACCAGATAGATGACATGGTTAAGGTAGATCAAGAAGATAAGAGACCACCATCTGAAGTAGATGAGGAAGATACTCTTATTGGATTTATGGATGATGTAAATGCATTAATATCTGATGACAAAGAAACATTTGATGCCACTGCTCAAGATAGAATTATTTCTATGAACAATAGGGCTAGAGAAAAAGGGGGTAGAATGATTGACAATATTGATAGAAATGATAATCAAATTGTGGTTACTTACCAAGATGGATCAAAAGAATATGTTGAAAGAAAAGGAGACGATGGTACTCCACTGGATGCACAAACACAATCAAGAAAATTATGGAGACTAATTACTAATCTAGAAGACAGTTCGTATAGAAAAGCTATCAAATTATATGAAGATGAAGGTGGATTTAGATCTTCAGATAGAGAGGCAACAAGAGGAGAGAATAGACTATTCCTTACAACACAAAAAGCTGAAGAAGTTTTAGCTAACAAGGGTATGAACCCAGGGGATGATGGTTATGAAGATGCATTAAAAATTGAGATTGTTAATCAAGATAAATCATTAAATCCTAAAGAACTTGCTGCAATAAAACGAAGAGTGCTTAAAGGTAAAAATATTACATCATACTCTTCATTACCATCTATAGGAATGGAAGACGGTAAGTTAAAGAACAATAGCAAGAGTGTTATTGGATTTGGGGATGATGGTAAGACTATGAAAACAGGAACTGAACTTATTGAACAAGATATAGGCGCTAGAATTAGTTGGTCAAGTGATGAAACTTTAACTAATGGTATGGACAAAGTCTTAAAACTATACTTACCAAAATCATTACGAGCTGGTGCCAGAGCAACATTTGTAGACAACCCAGATGGTGATGATTTAATTATAGAATATTATGATGCAAAAGGTCAACTGCAAACAATAGGAAAAGAAGTTAATACTGGAAATTTCTTTGTGGGTGGTGCGCTAAAAGCAGCAGAAATAAATGATATTTTATATGATGCCTCTTTAGATATACTGAATCAAGAAAATGACAGAAGAAGAACAAGAAACAAAAGAGGAGTATCTAAAGAAGTAATAAAGTTCAATGGATAAGTTTAAAGAACTATATCAATACCTCGTTGATAACGAGATGACTGACTTATCTGAAGAAGATTTTAAGGTTAAATATGCTCAAGGAACAGATAATAACTCTATACTATTTACCTACCTTCAAGACAATGAATTAACTGATTTAGACCAACAAACATTTAATTCTAAATACTTTCCACAACAAACACAAGTAGATGTTGATGTTGTTACTGATGAAGTAACAGATGTAAAAGATGGTCAAGAGGTTGATTCATCTACAATGGTAGAAGAAACTGTTGCTTATGATCCTAGAGAACAAGGTATGGATGACACAATATCCTACAACAACAATGCTACTGTTTTTGAAAAATCACTAGCATATGTTACTCCAGATTTAATTGATAGGGAAGAAGAAGAGGTGGTTAACAGAATGAATTATCATTTTGGCGACTATGGTTTTACTTTTGAAGAAGGGGGAGGTATGATGTCTGGCATGGATGGAATGAGTGTTCGTGCAGAAAATGGTCAAACCATAAATGTAAACCTCGATCCAATATTTGGAGATTTATTCGGTGGTGAAACTCAAGAATCTAACAAGTTACAGGATTTTTTAAAAAAGAATAAAAAAACTAACCCAGAGCTAGAGGCTTTTAATGCTGAGAATAATCGTAAAAGAAAAAAATACTTTAGCAAGAAGGCAGTTGATGAGGATTTAGATGATTTAAAAACTAAAGCTACTTCTATAAATAAACGAGCACAAGTTTATCAAACTGAAAAAACCAAGCATGAAGAGGCTATGGATGGTTTAATGATGGTGCCTTCACAAGAAAGAGGTGCTGAGTGGCAGTTAAAATACCAACAACAGTTAGCGGTTGGTAAAAGACTAAACGAACTTAAACAAACAGTATCTAACGAACTCAAGTCATATAGAACTATAGAAAAACAAGTTCATTCTGCTGTAGGAAACTACATGGAAATGAAATTAAATGATGGAAGTGGTCCTGGAACATTTTTAAAAGGTTTTTATAATAGTGTGGTGGGAAGAGGTATTTCTCAAATTTTTGCATATGGTGCTGATTTAGGAATAGACGGATTATATGGTATAGGTCAAGCTATAAATGAGGATTTTTCTTTACGAAGTCTATCAGGTGTGACTGAAGAAGAGAAAAAAGAAAGGTATATAACTATTGCAAAAGATTTAGGTTATGATGTTCCTACTGATGTAATGGATAGTGATGAGTCTTATCAAAACTGGTTGAACAGCCTCAGTGAAGAAGATGAGATGGCACTAGATGGTGATACTGATTTATTTACTTCACAATTAAATAAAGAAGGAAGAAAGGCATTAAAAGACTCTGGAAAAGAATTAAAAAACATTAATGGTAAGTTACAATTATATAATCCTAAAGGTGGAATTTTAGGTAAAGGTGGGTATGAGGATGTTCCTGCAGACTATTTAGACAAAACCAAAAGAGACAAACTAGATAGATTAGTTTTGGATGCAGAAGTTAAGTCGGCAAAAAAACCTACTAAAGAGTTTATTAAAAAGAACTGGAATCAATTATTGTCTTTTGATGATGTTTCTGATGAAAAAATTGCTGAAATGCGAGAAGACAGTATTATAGCCGAGGGTTTATTAGGCTTAGGTGAGTCATTACCGGCTATAGGGTTGTCATTAGCTTCAAGAGGTAAAATAAAAGCAACTGGACAATTTGCTAATGTAAGAAACATAGCTGGAAGAATACTAGGGTTAGACTCTAAAGGTGGGGTAGCCCAAGTGTTAGCTTTTTCAGCTTTACAAGCTGAGGCAATGCAAGAGGAAATGGATGCTGATGAAGATTTTAAATATGTTACAGAAGGAGAAAGAAAATTAATTTTAGGCCCTACAGCATTAACAGTAGCAGTATTAGAAAGATATGGTCTAAGAAATTTATTGCGTAATAAAACTATAATGACTGGTTTAATGAATCAAGTTACTAAGACTTTACCTCAAGGTGCATCTGCCGCACTATATAAATCTACATTAGAAAAAATAGTTAAAAGTAATATTGCCAAAGGAATATACACTAATAAAGGAGTAAAGTTTAGTACTTCTGTAGCAAAAGCAGCCTTAGCTGAAGCAGAAACAGGAGGCTTACAACAGATAGCAGAAATGGGCTACAAGGATATATGGAATGATATGAACGAAAAAGACATGTTCGATCAACCAGAAATGTGGTCTAAAGAGTTTTGGCAAGAAGCTAAACATGCTGCAATGGCCGAAGCAGTAGGTGGGTTTGTTATGGGTATACCAGGGGGTATAGTAAATGCCTATAAGGTTGGTGAAACTGATAATATATCTGATGCAACATTAGAGTTGTTTGATGCAATAAGAGGTGATAATATTACCATGAAAGCATACAAAGAACAATTAAATCTTCAAGTGGCTGATGGTACAAAAACACAAAAACAAGCTAATGAAGAGTTATTGCAATTTGAAACTTTATCTGGTGCGGCAAACACTATACCAGTTGATTTAGATATAACTGCTAGAAAAAAAGCATTAGGATTAATTTTTGAAAGACAAGGTCTTGAAGCAGAAATGGAAGGGATGGATAAAGACCTAGGTTCTTACAAGAAAAAAGAAGCTAGAGTTGAAGAAATTAAAAATGAATTATCACAAATTGGAAGTGAACAAGCTGATGATTCTGCATCGCTAGAAAAGGAAAGTGAAAATATCCCTACATTTGTTTCTGAAGAAAAAATTACTAGAGAGGAATTAAATGAGCCTGATACTTTTACTCACAGAACAATGAGTAAAGATGCAATTACTAGTTGGGCTGATGGAGGTCAAGTGATTGGGAAAAAAGAAGATTTAGGAGATTTTGACTCTAGAGTACCCAATAACCCATTAGAAGCGGCATCAAAAAAAGAAGGCTTCAATAGGCAGTCTCCTAATTTCCAAAAAGGTGGTGTTTATTCTGGAAAATTAAAACCTGGAGAGTTTGTTGTTGTTGCTAAAGGAGAAAATAAATTTATACCTAGTGCAAGTTTTCAAAACAGAAAAACTTTTGAAAAAAGTGGTGGAATTTCAACTTTAAAACCAGATTCAAGAGATTTATCTAATTTTAATTTATATAAAGTAAATGAAAAAGGAGAGTTAGTAAAACAAAATTGGAACAATTATAAAACAAGTAAAAATGCCATTCAAAAGTCAAAAACAACGAGCATGGATGTACGCCAATCTTCCGGAGATGGCAAAACGATGGGAAAAGGAAACAAAGGGACCACTACCCAACAGAGCACCCAAGAAAACCAAGATGCGTCTCAAACGAAATCGGAAGAGAAAGTAACTAAAGAAGAGCAAGAAGATATTGACGCCTTTTTTGGTCAAGAGGTTGGGTTAGAGGTTGAATCTATTTCTGACAACTTATCTATAAACCGTCAACAAAAAGATGGTAGTAAGGTTAAAGACACTAAATTAAGCACACAAATCATAAGAAGAGCCAAGTTAGCTGCAAAAGCTATAAAAAAAATTGCTCCAAATGTAAAAATGGTGCTACACCAAACAACAGAAGAGTTTGAAAAGTTTGCACCTAAAGGAAATGGATATTATAATCCAAACACTAAAGTAATTCATATAAACTTAGCAACTGCAAAAAATAAAACTGTAGCTCATGAGGTATTTCATGCAGTGTTTTTAGAAAAAATTGCCGGCGGTGACAAAGGTGCAATAGCAGCAGCCGACAGATTAATTAAATCTGTAAGAAAAAGTTTGCCTAATGATTCTATGTTAGCAAAACGAATGGATGCATTTGCTAATAAATATAAAGACAGTGCGTTCCAAAATGAGGAAAGAGTAGCTGAGTTGTTTTCTTTAATGGCTACAGAGTACAAATCTTTAACTAAACCTGCTAAAAACAGAGTAGTTGAGTTTATTAAAAGTGTAGCAAAAAAATTAGGTATAAAAATTTCTAATGATTTTACAAGTTCTGATGAAGCTGTTATTGATTTTTTAAATACATTTTCTAAAAAAGTACAGTCTGGTGAAGAAGTAGTTGAGTCTGACTTAACTGCATTAGATGAAATAAATGAGCAACTAGCTCAAGATGGTACTGCACCAATTGGTAATCCAACTGAAATAAATAAACCTCAAGAGGGGAGGCAGTCTAAAATAAAGTTTAATGATAGTTATCCTTTATCCTTAGTTACTCCAGAAAATAAAATAGATATAAATAGTCTTATTGATAATATTTCTAACAAAAAACAAAAAGTTTGGTTTTGGGTTGCAGATCAGTTAGGGCTAGGTAATGTAGATGGAATTGAAATGGATGCTGGACCAAGTTTTTCTTTACAACCAGAAAACTTAAAGAAAAAAACTATATGGGCAAGTGGTTTAGATAATTCAAAATTAAGCAAAAACATAGATGCAGCCGATTATATTTTTATTATAAGTGGATCACCTGAAACTAGTAAATTGTTTAATAAAAAAGTATTTGATAGATATATTAAAGATTTAGGTGATTATGCAAAATTTAAAAAAGATGCATTAGCAACTAATCCAACAAAAGCAATAAGAGATAGTCTTGAAGAATTTGATAGTTGGTCGGCAATGAGAAAAAGTCCAAAAAGAAAAAACTTCTTAATAGCTCTAAACGAACAAAGCAGAAAGCCTAACACTAAATTTCATGCATTAATTAATAATTTAGGAGGATTTGTAAGTGCTCAATCTTTAAGAGATGGGTTTTACAGAGATAATAATTTTGCTCAAAATGATATAATGATGGTGTTAAAGCCAACAGGATTAGGAGGTAAATCAAATCATTCTACTTATTCTACAGACATCTTAGGGGATGTTGTGGGAGTTCCAGATGCAAAAATAAATGCTAGAGAAATAGTTCCAGAAAATATAAAAAAGAAAATAGAGGGAACAAATATTTCAGTGCAAACTTCTAGTATAGCTCCTTATGGCGGTTCTACTCAAACAGCAGTAAAAACCATCACTAAACCTCAAGAGGGGAGGCAACAAAGAGATACACTCGCTGAGATAAATGTGTTTTATAATATGAATAACAGTGGCTTTTTTAGTCCACAAGTCGATACATATAGATTACAAAAAGAATTAGATGCTTTAAACCAAGGTTATAAACTAAGACAGGCACCATACAATCAGTATGGTCAAGGTGGTGGATACTCTATATATGACTCTAGAGGTAAAAGAGTAAGACCACCTAAAGACAGTGAGTATAGACAGGGTAGGCAACAGAAGATGGATAAAGAAAACGACCTTCTAAAAATTATTGTTATAGGTAGGGAACAAGGTGGATTTAAAGATGGTGCTATTAAAGATTATTTAAAAAGAAGAAAAAAAGAAGTAAATGGCAAGTTAGTTCCTGCATATTCTGCAGCAGAAATAAACAATGCTATGGAGGTGGTTGAAGGATACAATGAAGATAAATATTTATTTAAATCATTTCCTAAAAGTTTTAACAACATAGAGGGAGGTTTTTTAGCTGGTCTAAAATTGTTAAAAAAGGTAAATGCATACTACAAAAGACTTGTAACAAATAACGAAAAAAAGAAATCTGTAGCTGTTAAAGGCACACCATTAACTGAAGAACAGATAAGAGAAAAAGTAATAGAGTATTTTGTTAATTTAAAAGAATATCAAAATGAAGGTGCTCAAGGTAATAGGTTGACTGCACAACAAATGGCTATGGAAAAAGATTTGTTAGAATTACTTTTACCCGATCCATTAAAAGCTAACCCACAAAGAATTAGAGCTATAAACAAAAGAATTAGAGAAATAAAGTTTGATGAAAAGAATTTAAAAAAGGTACAAATAGCATTAAGAAATTATATAAGATCGGTTCTTCCAAGAGATTTATATACTCCAGGTGAAATTGATAACTTAATTAATAAAGTAAATAGAATTAATAAAGAAAATTTTGACTCTGTTAAAAATGAGGTGTTTAAAATTGTCACTACTAAAACAAATAAATCTTTACAGGAATCTATATTTGATATATTGAACAAGAAGTATCAAACAATTCAGTCTGGTAGACTAAAAGGAGTAACAGTTGACAACGAAACTAGAAAAAAAATAGAAAGAATTAATGCAATGGTAGTAAACCCTAAAGCTACCGCTGATGAGATTATGAAAGCTAATGAAAAGCTTTTAAAAGAATACAACAAAATAACTCAAGAAGAGGTTGATATAGATAAATCTTTTGTGTTTTCTAAAAACACAAGTGAAAAAAGGACACAAGTTAAAAGCAGTTTAGATGAAGATGCATTGAGTAGATTGGCAGAAATTACTACAGCTATGCAAATAAACAATTCATTTTTAGCAGAAATGAACGATCCAAATAAAACCACTTTATTGTCTAATGTATTAAATTCTCTAAATCAAATGCAAGAGACTGGTAGAGCAAACTTAGAATATGTTCTTCTTAATGATGCAATTACTTACAGAGAAAATGAAAGGAAAGTTTTTAGAGAGATGACTGGCATAAATTTAGATGCAAAACAATCTTTAATAGACCAAGGAGTTTCTGAAAATGAAATAACAGAGGGAATGATTAATGTAGAGTTTAATAGACTTAAGCAAGATGTATCAATCGACGCTAAAAGAAAGGGTGGATTAAGACCTCCTACAGTCAGAAAAAGATTTCAAAACATAATTAATAAAATGTTAAACAGTTTTGATCGTAATGTATTTGCATCAGCTGAAGATTTAACAGGCTTAATAGATAGAATTGTAACTCAACCAGGTGAATTATTTGAAGGTGACACACAGACGATTGTACAAAAAGCAGTAAGAGAAGCTACTAGAATGTACAAGGCTAGGATGATGGGACAGAAGGATATTTTTGAAAATAAAATGACTGAATTGTTTGGCAAAAGATGGTTAAAAAACAACGCTAAAAACTCTCAACAGACTGAGATTATAATAATTAGTCAAGCTAAAAATGACCAACTAGTAAAAGAAAAGGAAAAGGTATTGGCTGATAAATCTTTAACAAGTGGTGAAAAAACAGCAAAAGTAAAAGGATTAGATGAGGCAATAGATACTAATACTATTTATATAAGTCAAAATCAGTTGATGTATTACTACTCTCAAATGCAAGATCCTTCGCTTCAAGAAAGTTTTATAAATACTTTTGCACCTACTGGTAATTATAAAAATGAATTTGAGTCTAGAATAAGAAAAGAGTTAGAGGATAAGTTAGATCCTAGATTAAAAGAATTTTCTAGTTGGATGATAAATGACTACTACCCATCTTTATATAATCACTACAACGAAACATATAAACAGATTTACCGAACAGACATGCCTTGGAATCAATTTTATGCAGGTAGAGTTTATAGAAAAAATGCCAATGATTCTGAAGGTTTAGATTTATTAGCTGACAGTAATAATTCTTGGATGACAAATGTAGGTGCTGCAAGTTCTAAAGTTAGATTACAGAACTCTAATCCAATCTCAATGGTTGATGGTATGGATGCTCTAATTAATTATACTAAAGATATGGAGTACTTTGCTGCTTATGCAGTTCCAGTAAGAAATATTAATAAAATATTTACATCTCCTGCTATTAAAGAAACAATTCAAGAAAAGTATGGTAAAGATGTGTGGCAATATATTAATGATTCGATAGAAAAAATTGCAAACAAGGGTGTGCAGAATCAAGGTGAAACTAAGGTTATAAATTTATTTAACAATACATTTTTATTATCTCGCCTTGGATTAAACCCAACTCTTACTTTAAAACAGTTGACTTCATTTGTAACCTATGGAAATGAAATAGGTTATATGAACTGGGTAAAAAACAGTGCAATAAGTTTAGCGAGTATAAAAACAAACTTCAGAGAAGTTATGGACAACTCTATAATTTTACAAGATAGATATGGTAAACCTATAACTAGAGCTGTAGAAAATTATTCTGACAGTAAATTTGAAGAACTTAATGCTAGAGATTTTTCTAATTTTGGTTTAGGTAAACAAAATTTAGATAAAATATCAAAAGTATTAATGTTTACAACTATGACTGGTGATAAGGGTGCAATCTTAATTGGTGGTATACCTAACTATGTGTATTATAAAAACCAGTATAAAAAGAAAAACCCTAATGCATCTAAACAAGAAGTAATTGATTATGCAATAAGAAAGTTTGAACAAGATACATTAAGAACTCAACAGTCTTATGACCTACAAGACAAAGACTACTTTCAAAGCAAAGGCTCTATGGTTAGAGCATTCAATATGTTCTTGACTACACCAAAACAATACTTTAGAAAAGAAATTATTGCAATGAGAAACATATATAGACTCGCATCGAGTGGAGGGTTTCTGTCTGCAAAAAACGCTAAATCAGGTAGAGGAACAATGTTCCAAAATTTACGAACACTAGGTGTTTATCATGTGGTTATGCCGGTATTCTTTCAATGGGTATCTTCTGGTTTTCCTGGATTAGCAAGAGGCTGGGATGATGAAGACACTGATGACATTGCTTTTGCAGCTATGCTTGGTAATTTAAATGCATTGTTTATATATGGTAAAATAGCTGAGACAATAGTAGATGCTGCTGCGGGTAAGCCATGGGTAAGCAAACCATCAACAATTCCAGTATTAGGGCAAATAGCTTTACTGGGTGATTTATATGTGAGAATGAATAATGCTACATCCCCTGAAAAACAAAAAGAACACTTTAATAAATTAATGGCTGAGTTAGTGGCTACTACTGGTATACCAGCTCCACAGCTAAAAAGGTTTTATGAAAATTGGAGTCAATTAGATAAAAGTAAAAGTTTTGGAGACTTTGTTTTAAAACTATTTAACTTCTCTCAATATGCTCAAAAGAAAAAGAAAAAAGGTGGAGGATTGACTAAAGCAGAACAGAAAAAATATTTTCCAGATTTATTTCCAGATGATTTAGAAGGAACAAATGAGGCAAGTGAAATAAAAAAAGAACAAAGAAGATTAAGACAAGAACTTTTAGATGATATGTTTTAATTAAACTTCATCAGACAATGACTGAATTAAATCAGCCATAAGTTTACAAACTTTTTGCGCCTTGGCTTTTGCTTCGTTGTGATCTCTCTCCATTAAGTCTTCATATAATTCGGTGATGAGGTTGTGTGAGTTGTTTGTCACAAAGTTAATATGCTTAATCGCACTCACATCGTCTTGAGATATACCGTTCATTTTTTTTTACCCATCTATACCAAATATAAAAAAATTTTAGTAAGATTCAAATGTCAGTACCTAATTCTTGGTTTATTTTAGCGATATGAATTTCTAGTCTACTAATCTCTTTAAGCAATCCTAACATGTTATGTGCAGATATAGGGATGCGTCCACCATTAGGATTATAGGTCCCAGGATAACAACAATTAATAATTAAAAATTGATATAAATTTCTTTTATATGATTTGAAATATTCTAAATCTTCGACTTTGTATATCATTTTCTAGGTTTTATGTATGAATTTAAACATATCAAATCTAAATATTCATTCATATTTATTAATGATAAGTCTGTAAGTGTTAAATACTCTCCATGTGTTTTCATCACTTCAACAGCAAAAGTAATAGGTTCATTATAATAATGTACTACACCACCTAACACATAAGTAGTAAAATTATTAGGAGAAATATCTCTTAGATTATCTTGTATAAACAAAGCTATTTTTATAGCGATAGGTTCTTCTATCTCTTCTAGTGAGGTTACAAAGTTATCTTCTACTTCATAGCCTCTATCCTTTATGTACCTCGGTTCTAAATCCATATTCTTCTAATTCTTTTAATCTATACTTCTGTAAAACTGACACCTTACCTTTCGGAGTTTTAACTTCCGAAAACAATACTTCACAGTTCGGAGGTATTGCAAGTAAATCAGGTATCCCATTTTTATTAGTCTTAATTAATTTAAGCACATAATATCCTTCAGCCTCTAGTTCTTTTATTCTTTTGCTTTGTATTTGTTGCTCTGTCATTTTTATAATCTAAATAAAAGCCTATAGCTACAATCACATTCATTCCTATTGAAGATACTAACTCAATTAAGTCATGAAAACTATGAATTGATAAATGTATGTGCCCTACAATCCAAAAAGGTATTGCTAAGTTCTGGCTTATCCAAATAAGAGTAAACTTAATAAACCTCATATTACAAATTTAGTAAATCCTTTTTGAAATGATTAAGGGTGTAATCTTTCTTCTTTATAACACTCTTGTATATGTCATCCTCAATACCACCCTCAGAAAATACCCAGTATATTTTATTATACAACCTATCTTTTGTGGTCATTCTGTCTCTTGATTGCCAGTAACTTGTAGCACTAAAGTCTATATTGTAATATACCAAGGCTTGTGCATTTTTTAAACTTATACCCTCTCTTCCTGAAACTATTTGTAGTGCAATACTTTTATTAGTAGTGTTAAACTCTTCTAGTTCTGTACACAAACCTTTACGATATACTTTTTTTAAAGCATTTAACTCTTCTTTAAACTTATAAAATATAGCAATCTTTTTACTTCTAAATTGTTTTCTGATAAATTCTGCCTTAGATAAATCTATAACCATAGACTCTCCACTTTCAAATTTAACTGTACCAGAATACAGTTGATGTAATTTTGACATAAGCTTTACTGCTGTGTCTGCCAATATTACATTCTCCGATCCTTCAACAACCCTATCTTTGGTAAGCCTTCTTACTAATGATTTTATCACACTAGTAAGTGGAACATGTAAAACTTCTTCATCAGTGTTAACTTTAAACCCAGCTTCTTTCTGAGTATATGCAATTGTATATGGTTTCATATCATCGAGTATTGATTGTAACCCATGACTCCAGTCATTTATAGTCATGGCTCCTATTTTTTTTTGTTTAACTTGTACATATTGTTTAGCAAACTTGTAAAAACTTTTATATTGATTAAAAGGATTATTTCTAATAGCATAAACCTGGTGGTACATTTGTGAGTAAGATTCTGGTGTTGGTGTACCAGATAAAAGAATTACATATGGATTATGTTTTAATATAAACTCTTTAACTGTCTTGGCTCTAAGGCTAGGTTTTGGAAATGCACCCATCGAATGTGCCTCATCACAAACTATTAAGTCCCACTTTGTCTCATGAGACACTTTATGTAGGCTTTCGTAATTTATTATAGTAATATTATAGGAAGGATTAAGCATATCATAATCTCCTTGTATACTGGAGATTGCTTTTTTCTTTGTAATAAATAAGAGGTTATGAACTGGAAGAGCAAGACTCATAGCCAAACTTGTCAAGGTTTTACCAGTCCTAACCTCCATAGCAAGATACAAAAATCCATGTTTTTTTAAAACCTCTGTACCTTTTTCTACGATGTCAGATTGATATTGTCTTAATTTCATATTATGTCTTTGCATTTATTAACCACTGCTTGAACAACATCTACAGTCACTGCATTCCCACACATCTTATATCTTTGAGTGTTGCTTACCTTTTTAGTCACCCCATCATATATACCATACTCAGTCCAGTTATCAGGAAATCCTTGTAGTCTTTCACACTCTATAGGTGTCAGTCTTCTTATAGATTCATTTTCTATTATGCCATTGGGTTCAGAGGACCTTAAAGTAAATGCATCCTCACCATCAGATTTAACTGCATTACCAAATTTATCTGAATTGCCTAGTTGTGTTGGCACAACTATACTATCTAATGGACTTGTTGTTACTGCATTAGCCACATTATCTTTTCTTGTTTCTAAATCTTTACCATTATCTCTTGTTCTCAATGCACCAGATAAAACTAAAGGAGGCATGGTGCTAATATCTTTTTCACTGTGTCTTCTTGCAGATAGACAAGGGCTATCACCCTCAGTTCTTATTCGTAGTCCTTCATCATTTCTGTAGTCTGCAGCTCTTACTATCTTAGGATCTTTATAGTCTCTTGACAACAAAGCTGGTGCAGTATCTTTAAAACCAAACTCTCTTTCAGAAAAGTTACTTACCTGGGCTACTCCTTTTTGTATTCCTTGAGTCTTGCTTGAGCTGATTTCGATAGGAAAAACTCCTTTCCAATCTCTTGGGGGGTTTGCAGAATATCCGACAAGGTAGATTCTCTCTCTGTTTTGGGGTAGAAACCACGATGTATTACACAATTGCCATTCAAGTCTATAACCCCCAATGTTGGTAAAGGCTTGGAGGATTGCCGCAAAATCTCTGCCATCGTTTGAGCTGAATGTTCCTTTAACATTTTCCCAGATAAAAATTCCTGGTCGGCATTCATCAATGAGTCTAATCGCTTCAAGGATAAGGCTCGATCTATCTCCTCCCATCCCTTTACGATTTCCAGCGACACTAAAGTCTTGGCAAGGGCTTCCAAAGGTGATAGCGTCAATTTTTGGTAACTGTGTTCCTCGAACATCTGTAACTGATCCGACATACTTACTATTTTTAAAATTATATTTATACACTGCAATGGCATGAGCATCAACTTCTGAAAAGAAAGTTTTAACTTTATAACCCGCTTTTTCAAAACCTTTGTGAAATCCACCAATTCCTGAAAAAAGGTCTAAAACAGTGATTTTCTTCATATTTTCTAAAATTCGGCTTTCATAGATGCGTTCTAAGAGACTTTCTCATAGTTAGTGATACCTACATACCCCTAAAAATCTATTTTTCCATTTTCTTCTATTTTCTGTGCATTTCTGAATACTATCCATCTACCTCCTGCTTCTCTTCCTTCTTCAGGATCGCACTTGTGCTTGTACTGGTTGTAAGCAGTTAACCATTTATAGAACCTAGTCCTTGACACTGTCATTTTAGACTTAGGTGCAAAGTCTGGATTGTCTTCAATAAAATCAAAGTACAAGTCTTGTTTAAATATTTTTGTATTGGTTGCTAACATTTTGTTCAAAGGCATTCCATCCAGTATACCACACCATTCTATAAACTCATGACATGTTTCGGCAGATAGCCTTCTAATCTTCAAGTTAACAAATTCACTCTTAACTAAACCATCTCTTAGGTAAAGCTGAAGACACTCAATCATAAAATTATCAAAAGCACACCACTCATCATCATTCCATTCTCCGAACATAAGTTTACCAAACTCTTTTACTGGAGTATGCTCTCTAGTATAATGTTGTGCTAATTCTAACTCCCACTTTCTTCGTTCAAATGATGAGCCTTTACCTCTAATTGCATAGTTTGTAGTTATTGCAACCTTTGGAGATTTAGAAAAAGGAATCTTTATAGCATCTTTGTTTTTCTTTTCCAGTGTTAATCCCTCAGTAACAACTGAGAATAATCGTTCAAAGTTAAAATGCTTACTTACATCATCAAAACATAATATTTGTGTGTCTGCACTTACTAATTGATAGGCGAATGATTTCTCAAAATTAAAAGACTTACCATCTATTACAACAACCTTCTTCATGTGTGACAAAGCATTTATAAATAAACCCTTACCAGTACCACCTTCAGGAGAATCAGATATTTGTTCATCATTAAGTATTGTAGCTGGGCTATACGATAAATTTTTCCATGCATGTAGCAAATATCCTATTGTAGACCTCATTGAATTGACTCTACTCTCATCCTTACCACATATATTAGTAATAAAACTTTTATAGTCACACTCATTAGACTCACATGAAACATAAGTTCTGTCTATTACATGGTCCTTCCAAACATATCCACCTAAATCTAGGTAGTCTATTGGTGTAACACTATTGTGTGTAACCTTTACTGCACCAGATTTATAATATAAGTATGCAGTATTCTTATTGTCTTCTATAAAATACACATCAATAGAAGATAATAAAGTTAAAAACTCTTCTCTAAAATATCTTGTATGCTCTGCAAAGTAATTATAAACTGTCAAATCATCTATTTCTAACAAGTAGTTAAGAATAAAATCTTTAATCTCTTTTTCTGATGTGTGGTCTATAAGGTTGTTTGTAACCCTTACAAATACATAACTTCTACTGCCTTCAGGATTAAATTTATAAAAACCATTCTCTTCTAAGAAACTTTTAAAAGATATGTGTACAATTTTTATAACTCCTTTATCATTCTTTGTCCAGAACTTACTATTAGATTGCTCATCCTCGAGTCTGACTAAAACATTCTCTATTGTGCCGACCTCAACATCAGACTCTTCAAGCTGGGATCGGATTTCTTTTTTTGATACACCTCTTTTTAACTTCTCTCTAACTAAGTTAACCTTGTCTTCATCCTCATAATACTTTGTACCAAAGTTTTGTTTTTGTGCATATGCAGAAGATATAGTCCTCTTAATTTCTGTAGCACTAAAATTTTGACTAGAAAAACTATTCATGACATACTCTGCTAGAGTCTGGTTAACACCAAAATCATTAAATGCTGCGGCCAATATATAGATGTTTTGATTTCTCTGACCTTCTATCATTGGGTACTTCTTTTGCCACCACTTAGTTAAAATGTCAACTATTTTATTCTCATCTGTTACTGGTATGGTAGGGATATCTACATGTTTTATAACCTCTGTATACTCTTGCTCTACAATTTTATCCCATGTACTTGAATTAGCATTAACATAAAGTAATGGATCATAAGACTCATAACAAACTCTAGATATGTTTTTACAAGTTTTATCGAAATACTCTGAGTTTACATGATGTTGCAGACTTAAGAAATAATTTTTATGATTTTCTGGCTCTTTAGGAATTTTAACAACTGCCTTTAATCCTTTGCCACTAGGTGAAATAAACAAAGCAAATATATATTTGTTTTTACTTAGCCTTTCTTTTTCCTGAAGCATGTCTTTGTTAGTCTTATAACCATCAAAGTCTAAACATATTAAGCCACTGTGACTCTGTAGTGAGGAATCATTTCTTTTTGTGAATGTCCCACTGAAACAAATGGCCGGGAGTTGTTGTTTTAATAAGTTTCTTTTTTCTTTGTCTTTCTCAGCTCGGATTCTTTTAACTAAATCTTTTGATGAGCCTTCTTGTATTCTTTTTAAGATAACATCGACCTTTCTATAGAATGGTTGTGCTGTTTCTTTAATATCTTTAAAGATGGTGATGTCCATTTGATGTCGATTTAATTTAATTTAATTTTAACTTTTACTCTGTTATGTCAATTATGTCAATATTTAATAATATATAATAATATAAAAAAATATAATACTAATTGTTATTATAGTGGTCTATAGTAAATTTTTTTTGTCATTTGTCATTTGACAAAAGAGCAGAGAAGAGAAACCACACTCTTCTCATACCCTATTGTCTTGATTGTGAGTTAGTGTGGCTTTCGCCTCCTATTTCTCACACCCAAACACACTAAAATGGAAGATCAGGACTAACCTCTTCTTCTTTCTTTGCTACTGGTGGAGCTGGCTTTTGTTCTTTAGCCTCTGGCTTCCACTCATTAATAGTCACATAGTGAGACTTACCATAATCATCTACACCATCTCTGTTTCTATTAACTTTTAGTTTAGTATACCATTTTCCTTCATACTGGAAACGGTGTTCTTGTGGTATTTCAGAAAGACAGACTGATATTTCTATCAAGCCACCATCAAACTTTTCAACACCTTTACCTACTTTAATGTAGTTCTTTTTAGTTGCTTCACTCATTTTTTACAATTTTAATGTTTTGTTCCAAAAATTTTCTTGTTACAGAAAGAATTTGTCTTCTTTCCTTCCAACTACTACAAGTGTTTGGAACATCCACTTGTAAGTGAGTTGGTCTTGTTTTCTTTTTATATAGGTTATATAATTTGCTTATCAATAAATGTGTTAACATCATGAGTTGCCTTATCACCGAAAAATTTCTCATAAATTCTAGTTGCTTGTTCTACTTTTAACTTACCTCTTTCAATAGTGTCGGCAGAAACAGGTCTCATTGACAACCTCATTGTCTGCTTGTCAATTACAAGAAACAACATTGGTTTATTAAATAATCTTTGGTATATATAGCTTTGAGCATCATAATTATAAGTAAAAAATGAGTATCTAAACTTTGTCATATCTGATGTAGTCTTTAAATCAATGACTGCACCATCACTATAGTCTATAACTTGCTCATTACCATCTTGGTCCTCTGCTATAACTTGAAAAGCAGAGTCAGTTACAATATCAGCTTTGCCTTTCCACATATTATTCATTATAGATTCTGTGCCAGGAACTTCAAAATTGTTGTCTCTACTATATATAATAGAACTCATTTCTAGACTATCCTTCATAGTAGCCACTAATTTGTCTAAATGCTCTTGCTCTTTTCTAAGCAAAAGTATTTCGCCTGGAGGACAAACTTCTTTGTATGCTTTAGTTGACCTAGATGCTACATCTACTATTTCATACTCTTTAATTCTATCTGGCTCAAGCATTGCAGTATGAAAGTAAGAACCTTCAATCAATGCTTTAGACTTTAAAGTGTCTTGCTTGAATAAATTAGGAGTAGTAAATAATACTCTGATGTCTGAGTATGATAAAAACTGCTTACCATAGTCACCATAATAATTGATGTCATCTTGGAGTTTATCCAAGACTATTGCTTGTGGATCCATAGGGCTATACATGTTTTTTAATTTCTACTTTTACATCATCACCTATTGTGTATCCACCTTCTAAGACTTCTATTATTTTTGGCAGACCTAATTCTTTATTCTTAGCAATCCATCCTAGGACCACATCCCACTTTTCATCCTCAACTTTTAAAGTCCATTTACCTTCTTTCTTGGTTTTTTTAATAACCTTAGTAGGTTTGTTTTGATTAGCTATAGCATTACCTACTTCATCTGCACTTGCTACAGATGTATCTAATCCTATACCTAAATTACCTAATGCTCTTCCCCAAGCTGAAGTCTCTGCATTTTCTACATAACTTGTTTTATTTATAAATGTAGAATTTTTAGACTCTTCGGCTAAACCTGTAGCTAAGATTCTATCTTTATCATCTTTTATAATAGCCATGACTAGTATTGATGATTCTGTTTTCTCTATAACTTCTGTAGTTAGAGAATACTTAGGATATGTGGCTCTGAAATACTTAAGTCTTTCATGAACTTCAACATAATCCTTACCTTTAATTTTAATTGATTTTAATTTATTCATAATTGTGATTTAGATTTAATTTGATTTAATTTTCTTTTATAATTAGTGAACTTAACCATGATAGCCTCTCTTCTGTTTTTTAAATTCTGAATGTGCTTATCGTTTTTTCTGGTGTTTACTTCCTTTTTAATTCTTTCTTTAATAATGTCTAGTTTATACTGACAATTACTTAATGCTAACAAGATTACTCCAACCTTCCACCCATGGATATAAAAAAAGTCATACTCATCTTTAGTGCAGATTCTAAAATAGTCTCCACCCTTACCCATATTAAGTATCTCTATCCTATCAGTAAACTTTTGGATTTTACAACCTTTGTTTATTATAGACTCTCTATTGCTAAATTCTGTAATGATAGCTCTAGGATCTTCTTTGGCTTCATTATATATCTCAATCAGAGTTCGCATCATTTGTGGCTTGGTCTATAAAATTTTTATAATCGGAATCTTGTTCAATCATTTTCTTGGCTTGATTGTAGCCATACATAATATTGGAATGAGTTATGTTGTATCCATTTTCTTGTAAAAACCTTTGGATAAAACTAACTCTAATAGGTCTTTCTTTGCAGAGATAATATAATATCTGCCTTGCTTCGACAATGTCTTGTCTCTTTGTTTTGCTAAACATTTCATCTAATGTTAGATGGAATTGAGTGGCCACAGCTTGACTATACTTATCAAATATTTCTTTTTTCATGTAATTTTTTTAGTAAATTAAAACCCACCTCTTGTATAACCAACACAAAACAAAATCAAACCATTAACAGATGTTGTGAGGTGGGATTTAACCTAGAATTAACTATCTAACTAACTTTTATATAAATAGAATCTCATCATTGTCATCTTCATCTTCTGGATCTGGAGTATAATACTTTATCATTTATTGTCTTATATTTCCTCAAAACTAGACTTTTATTTATTCAATACCTAATTTTTTGTTCCTTTTATTTATTGCCTTGGTAACTACATCCATACCATGCTTAAACTTACCTTCATGATTTTTTTCTAACCACTTAGTCAATGCAATCCATTTCACCTGGAGGACATTTAATTCTTCTTTTGTTTCTTCTAATTCCCACTTGCACTCGGCAAGTACATCTAAACTTGTTTTTCTCATTTTTTTAATTTAAAGTTATATAATTATTTAATTCCACCATTTTTTATTTGATTTATGATGTCATTTATTAACTGATGATTGACCGACCATTTGTTTGCTTCGGCTTCATCATAAGATTGTTCACACCTTGCCTTCATCATTTTAGACAAGATGTGTAACAACTCTACCATGATATCTTTAGGACTCATCCTCTTCTAGTTTTCCAATTGCACATACACAGATTGAATAAACATCATTATCTACTTCTAAATCTTCACACCAATCTTTCCAGACCTCATCATCGACATCTTCTCTATGCAGTCTAAACATTTTAGCTTTCTTATAGAACTCTACACCTTTGGGATAATATTTCTTTTCTATCACAAGATAAGAGTTCTTAAAGTCTTCTAGTTTTTCTTCAGCTTGTTCTCTTGCTTCGGTTTCCTTAGCAAGTAGCCCTTGTACATGCTTAATAATTTCAAATTGATTATCCATAATTTCTTTTTAATTTTAAGTTAATATCTTTTTTTAAGTATTCATAGTCCATTAATTGTTCTAAAGTATAGTCATCAAGGTAAAAAACATCATATACTAATTCACCATATTTCATAACTAAGTCAACTAAGTTTCCTATTATGTCTTGAATATTATCACCAGATGGTGTGGTCCAAGTTTCTCCATTATCTATTAATTCAGAATACTCTTGAATTACTTGATTATATATTTCTTCTCTATTCATAATTTATTTAATTTAAGTTAATATTTCTTTCTAATTTTGTTTTATACCATTCAACATGAACAATATCATTGTTAAACATATTGTCTGTATCTAAATCTTCTTTAGGTACATCATAGTGATATATTCCATATAACAAACCATTGTTGTTATCTTTTTTATCGGTTCTTTGTTGTTCATAATGAACTGCTAATTTTACTATCATAATTTATTTAATTTAAGTTAATATTTTTTGTACATCATAACTTAGTGCCACTAGTTCTTGAGTATCTTTTATTGATTCTAATTGATTTTTAGAATACTTATCAGTAAGATTTAGTATTCTGTTTATTGCTCTTTCTCTCATATTATTTAATTTAAGTTATACATTATTTGTTGATTCTACAATCTCTGCACAAAGTTCTGATGGAATCTTACTTCTATCAAAGTAGCTTCCTCGACCTTGAGTTCCACTTTGACTTCCTCTTGGTGCAGATACATGACAAGGATCTCCATTGTTACACATAGGTTTAGGAGTCCAATAAGTATTGTTGGTCCATATGTCTGTTGGCTTCATCCTATCATCTCCATACTGACAATAGGTTAAAGTGTGTCGGACATGGTCAACATCATTCCAATGAGGAGACTTTCTCATCTTGCCTCTTGGATTCTCTATGTACCAAATCATATTAGGATTTTTCTTAAGGAGTATATCTATAATCTTCATAGTTCTCATTAAGATGTTTATTCCTTTGACTGCATTATTTGTCTTTGGCATAAACTCATGTCCTTTCTCCCAATGATGTCCAATAGATGCTACAGAAAATGACTCACATGGTGGTGATGCCCATAACATATCTACTCTGTCAAAATTGATTGAACTAACCTGAAAATCCATAATATCACAAACATAATTTGTGTTTGGGAAATCCACACAATCAGAAGAGAAGACTTTGTGTCCTCTCTTCTCTGCCTCTTTTCCTATGCTTCGGCTTCCACTAAAAAGTTCTACCACATTCATTGTTGGTTTCTTTTATAGTGACAAAAGATTAACCACTCATCAAGTCTGTCCTCAATGTAGTGTTGTAAATCAAAACTTAAGTCAGTTAGATAGTCGGCATAGTACTTAGTGTGGTCCACTTTTTTAGAAAGTGTCTGCCAATCTTTTGGTAATCTACCATTAAAATCTCCAATGATTTCATTTTTGATTCTCTCCACTACAATAAGAGTTTGTCTTCTTACTAGTGGCATACTAAGGTGGAGATAATGCTCTTCCATAGCTTGTAAGAAATCATCTTTGTCGATAAATTCTTTGTCATAAGCATCAAGATTAAACTTTAATGCTTTCATAAATTTGCTCATAATTATTTGTATTAAGTTAAACAATGACTCCCAGATGTCTGGGAGTTTCGTAGGTGTTTAAACCTTTACTCTTCAGATTGTTCTTTCTCTACAAAGTCATACTTCTGTCTTAAGTCTCCCTCTGTACATTCTTTAGGGAATAACTCTTCCATAAGTGCTTTCTCACAACTATACATCCATTTTGTGCCCTCCTTTTTTATTTGTTCGGCTTTCCTACTGCCTACTGAGGTGTCCTTAATTAGTGTTTTATAAGTCTCAACAGAAATGTCTTTCCATAACTTCTTTAATTCTCCTTCAGAATCACACATAGTATTCCAAATGTTATTACCTTCTTTGTCATATGCAGAGTCACCTAAAATAGTTATTTTATCTCCTTGCCACCTACCGATAATGGTAGATGGTTGAGGAATTGAATCTTTGTACTCTATGTGTCCTTCTGCCAATAGTAAAGCAAGTCCTTGCAGAATCTCTCCTCTACTGCTTATAATCTCTCCTATTTTTAACCCACTACCGAAAGTATGAGGAGTAAGTAGTTCTTTTTTTGTTTTGTTTATTACTCTAAAATATTGTCCCATAATTATTGTTTTTGTTCTTTTATTAGTTTATTAATGTCTTGTACTATTTTGAATACATTGTCTCCAACATCTGCACCTTCAATAATCCATTCTATTTTTTCTATAAGTTCTTTTTTGTTCATAATTATTGCTTTTGATTTATTTTTAGATTTTTCTATTAATATTAATAAGTCATCTTGTGAATTGTTCCAATCCCAATATTCTTTAGTATTTCTCATAATTATTGTTTTTGATTTAAGATGAATTCATTTAAATGTTCTTTGTTGCTTTGGTCAAGCATCATATAGAACTCATAGAAGATTATTGTTCCAGTCATATTTCTTACAAATGGATTAGAACATTCTTCTCTTGCCTTAGTTAAGTGTGTAACCAAAGTATCCCATTTATCTTGTAGGTGGTTTGCAAGTAATGGATTGTCTGTCCAGACTCTATCAATAAAGTCATAGTGAAAATTGTTAGCATAGTAAGTAAATGCTACAATTGGGTCTTGTTTTGTTTTAGTGTGTGCCATAGTTATTTATTTAATTGTTTTTAAAATTTTAGCATCATGCCATATATGAATCATTGAGCATATAACATCATCTGTATGCTCTCCTTTATAATAGAAATTATACCAAGTTGTAAACTCTTCATCTGCTTTACAATATTCTTTTTTGAAAATCTCATATTCTTCATCACTTGTTCCGAACATATAGTTCAATGCTACATAACCATTTTTGTTGGTTTCTTTATACACCCAAAAGTCATCTACAACAAGGTGTTCAATCTTTAAAGTATTTTCCATAGTTATTTCTGTTTTTTAGATAGGTTAGTAATAATGTGTGCCATTGTATTTAAATGGTTTTCTAGTGGAGAATTTTTGTGTTCATTTCCATTCTCATCCAAGTGGATAATTGGAGATGAATTATCAAATTCCCAAGCTAGATCCTTTCCAGCTGTAGCATCCAAAACATCAATAATTCTATTACATTGATTGATTTGTGCTTGAATAATTACTTGTTGTTTAGGCAAGGTTTTTTGTCCACTTATAGTGGTGTAGTAATTCTCTTCTAATCCCTCTTTTCTATTAGAGATTAAGTCTCGAATTAAGTCTAAATCTTTAGATTCAAATTGATTCATAATTTTATTAAATTTAATTATCTGCATTATTGCATTGAGATTAGGAGAGGAATCGAGCCTCTCCTTGTTCCAAACTAATCTATAGTACCACTTGTCATTCCTCTATTCAAGTAATACTCTTTCTCCTTACTTATCTCTTCTTCTGATTGTTGAGCATCTATAGTGAATAACACATCTTCTTCAATGTAATTGTCTCTCCATTGATTTGTGTCATAGTGCAACATTGCACCACCATCATTACCCTCATCATCAGTCTGAGGAATTAAGATAGTACCATCATCTAACCATAGTGCAAGTGGAGATTTGTACCATCCAAAACTCTCACATTCTTGTGGATTTAAGTGTCTGACATTAACAATCTTTCTACCAATTAGATGTGTGAATCTTGACCTATATTTATTGTGAGGTAGATTATTTACATAATCTTGAGCATTCTTACTTAACTCTCTAAGCATTGCATTGACTTTATTTGGGTTTTTTGAATATTGTATACCATAAAGTCCTAACTTATAAGTGTTCTTAGCTTCTTTAATAAGTAGTCTATCAGTTAACCAATCTGCAATAGTATTATTGTAGTAACCTTGCTTACTGATGAATTTCTTTGGATTCTTTCCTTGAGCAATCCATACTTGTTCTCTAATGTCCTTTAGAGTAAAAGGTTTGTCATCGAATTTATTAAATAGGTTGACAAAGATTTGTTGTTTGATTTTCATTATGATGTGATTAAGTTAAAAGTTATAAATGTAATTCCTATAATATCAAAGAATAGTAATGTGTAGACTAAACAAGCTACTATAGGGTTAGTGTCATTCCAAATTGATTTGATTAAGTATTTCATAGTTAAGATATATTAGGGTTAAATTCAGTTATATAATAGTCTAGTAAATCATCTTTAGATTCTATTCTATTTTTATACAATGCATCTTGAGTTGCATAATATTTAGTGTTGGATTCAGTAATAGTGATGACATTACCATCTTCTATCCACTCATCAAACCTCTTTAAGATTTGAGAAAATTGATTATTTGTAAGTCTTATACTCATAGTTATTATTTGTTAGGGTTAATGGTTACACAATAAGAAGAACTTCTTCCATCGGTTAATAATTCTTTAAATTTTAGACTTAATTCCTCTAGTCCATCTGTACTATTTTGAGGTTGAGTCTTAATCTCCATAGACACTAGGTTAGATAATTTTGCTAAGTCTGTAAGTGTTAGTCTTGTAATCATAGTTATAGGTTTAAAGGGTTAATGTTAATGTCTAATGCTTCACTCATTGTGAATACATTCTCGATAATAATAGTTAATTCATCCATTGTATTTAATTTAATTAAGTTAGATATGAGAGGTAAGTCACTGACTATCAGTGAGTTAGGTGTAAATTGTGTGTATAGTGTGTCTCTCATAGAGTAAATATACAATAAATATCTAATATATTACTAATACTTTACTAATACTTTTAGACTAGGAGAAACAATTCTCTTTAATACTTATTTCAAATGATTACTATTTAATATTTAATTGACTAATCATAATCAAGTGTGAAATGATAGTTGAGTTTTGTTTGTGTTTTGTTTAGTTGTAATTCAGTCGGTGAGGGGGTTAAGGGAAGGCTCTCTGTCTCTTCTCTTTTGTTTAACCAATTGAAGAGGGAAGGCTACAGATAGTGGAGTAGGAGTTATGTATACACCTAATTAACAAGGGATGTGAGGAGTCACACCTACCTAGTACCTACCTATGTCATAAGGGGTGGAGGAATTCTGAAAAAATCTGAAAAAAAAAGTTGAAATCCTTTTTTAATCAAAAAAAAATAATGACTTTCTGTGGGGGTGGGGTGTGTGTATAAGCACTAATAACCCTCAACCTCTATATATCTAATAACTCAAAAAAATTTTCAGTATCTTTACTATCTAAATTTATAGCTATGAATAAATCTGATTACATTGATGGGTTGTACGTTAAGAACGGAAGACTTATAAATGAACGACCAAACAGTATGACTGGGATTCAAAAGGCAGTATCTATTAAACGATCAGTAACTAACGATCGTAAGATAAATCAAGTTGCAGAAGCGATACAGTTAGCTGAAAATAAAAAGAACTTTAACGAACTTAATTTCTAAAAAATTTTCTGTTTTCTTTTTGTTTGAATTAAGGGGTTTAGAAATAAATCTCTTTTTTTTTGCAAAGTGTATGATAACTGACACAACTATGACAACTAAAATTTAAAATCGACACAACCTAACTAACTGATTACTAGTACTTTTATTATTATAATTATTAATAATGTCGATTATGTCGAAAAAAATACTATTATAAAAATAAAAAAAAAGTAAAGTATAGTAAAATATATATAGAGTGTATAGTAGCAAAAAACATTGTCATTTGACATTTTGCTTTTTCACAAATTATACTATCTTTGTTTAGTAATCTAATTTAATTTAATCTAATGAGTGCACAAGGCTATATACCCAAAGACCTAACTTTTGATGAAGAAGGTCGTAAACAATTAATCCAAGGAATTACTGCAATATCTAAAGCTGTAAAAAGTACGCTAGGCCCACGCGGTCAGACTGTACTCATTGAATCACCCGATCATGTTGGTGGAATCACAGTGACTAAGGATGGTGTGACTGTAGCCAAGTCTATATTCCTAGACAACCCAATAGAAAACCTAGCCATACAAATGATGAAGGATGCAGCAACTAGAACTGCTAACTCTGCGGGTGATGGGACAACTACTGCAATAGTATTAACTGAAGCGATAGTAAATGCAGGACAAGAACTATTAAAAGAAAACCATAACATCACCGAGGTGATTAAAGCAATCAACAAGCATTGTGATAAAATAATTAGTATACTTGAAAAAGATGCCAAGAAGATTACTCCTGAAACTCTACTAGATGTTGCAACAATATCTGCCAACAACGACAAAGAGATAGGCCAGATAATATCTGATGCCTATAAAAAAGTTGGTGCCAATGGTATAGTTACTGTAGAAAAGTCACAGAACCACGAGACCTATGCCGAGGTGACTAATGGTATAAAAGTAGATCGAGGATACTCCTCACCTATGTTTTTGAACAATCATCGTAAAGACGAGTGTGTGCTTGAAGATGTCTTGGTCTTAGTGTGTGACATAACAATTGACAATATTCTGCAAATAGAGAATGTACTCAAACCAATCATACAACAAAACAAGAAACTACTAATCATCGCACCATGTGCTGACAATGTGGTCAACACTCTTGCGGCCAATGTGGTTCGTAATAATTTAAAAGTATGTACTGTTCTGCCTCCACAGTTTGGCTACAAAAGTCACGAGCTGATGCAAGATATAGCATTCGCGGTCGGTGCAAAAATATTCTCAGAACAAACTGGTGACGACTTAAGTCTTATAAACATGAACGACCTTGGTCATGTAGATAAAATAATAGTTGGTAAAGACTCCAGTGTGTTAATCAAGGACGCAGACATAAGCGAGGCAACACAAAACAGAATAGAAGAGCTGAAGGAACAACAACAAAATATGACAATTAAAAGCGATAAAGACTTTATAAACGAGAGAGTGGCAAGTCTAGCTGGTGCCATTGGTTGTATATATGTCGGAGCTAATAGCGACGTGGAGCAAAAAGAAAAATTTGACCGAGTCGATGACTCGGTGTGTGCAGTTCGTAGCGCCTTGCAAGAAGGCATTATTCCCGGCGGAGGACTGGCACTATTTCATTGTGCTAGGTTTTTAAAAGAATATATTAAGTCATACAAGCCATTTGAGAACGAACCCAACATACAAGTAGCTGGTGAGATATTAGCCCAAGCAATACAAGTGCCATTAAAACAAATAATTATTAATTCAGGTCAAGATGTGACTGAAATAATTAGTAAATTTCAACACATGGGAGGTAATATAGGATACGATGTTAAGAATGAAGATGTTGATGACATGTATGTGTTAGGTGTAATCGATCCACTTAAAGTAACTAAGAATGCACTGGTCAATGCAGTGTCTGTAGCCACAACAATACTATCAACTAATGCAATAATAACACATAAACGAGCATGATCCCTATAAATAAATACATTATTATCGACACAATTGAAGAGGAGATAAAGACTGACTCTGGGTTGTTATTGTCTGCAAACGACATAAAAGATTTTAGATATAAAAAAGGTAAGGTGGTGAAGCCTGGGACCAATGTAAGTGATATAGAAGAAGGGGACCTAATATACTATGACAAGATGTCTGGATATACTATGATAATTAACGACAAACAGTATACTATAATTCTTGAGAGAGATGTCGTTGTTGTTTTATAAAATCATTCATCTCAATAATCGTATTACGGTAGACCTTATCCATGTACGATGCATCATTTCTAAATAAAGGGTTAGAGTGTGCAGTCTCCGCAATCTCCTCACCATTTAATTTTTTATAAATCATTGTTATGATGCGCTTGGCCTTGTAAGTAAGCTCATAAAGTGTAGCCTTATTACCCTCACGTTTTCTCCAAACATGAATCCAGTCGTCACGAAGAAGTCTAGCAAACCTAGGATACTCCCAACTCATAACCTCTTCATACTTTTTAAACTGTTCTTTGTTGAATATATCCTCACTGTATAAAAACAATAACATCTCAAGATCAGGTGTAGATAATTTGTACTTAGCCTTAACCCAATACCTAATGACTCTCCAGTATTTTAAATAGTTGTGGGAAGGTGTAATTCTTGATGTTGCCTTGCGCTGATAGACGCCTTTAGATTTCATTAAATTAAAGTTAGTATATTTGTAAATATAATTATTTTAATAACAAAAATTATGGCTAAGAAAAAAGTAGTAAAAAAAGCAGCTCCAAAAAAAGTTGCAGTCAAATCGCCAAGCGTAAAGAAAGAAAGTAAAAGAGTTATTATCTAATAATGGCTTTAAATAATTTCGTATCTTATTTGTCGAAAGGTAAAAAGAAAAGACCTGGTGTTCATAGTAAGAATGCTTCGCGTAGTCAAAATGCTTACAAGAAGGCTTATCGTGGACAAGGTAGATAAAGTTTAATATTTTAAAAATATAATTATGCCAACAGTAAAATCAAAATCTGGTAATAAAGTATTTCCATACAATGCAGTAGGTAAAGCACAGGCTCACCAATATGCAAAAATGAATGGAGGTAAAGTAAAAAATAATCCAAACTACGGTATGGAGAAAAAAATGAACTCATCATATTAATATTATGGCTAAAAAAGATTACAACAGTATCAATTTTAAAAACAAAGACATTGATAAAATTATATCAAAAAGAAAACCAGTAAAAAAAATTAAAAGTCATTTATTACCACAAGGGGTTAAAAAAACTGCATGGACAACAGTTGGATTAAATACATATCCTAAAAATATGGATCACTTGAAAAAATAAATTATGGCTAGAAAAAAGAAAATGAAGAACCCATGTTGGAAAGGTTTTATTGCATATGGAATGAAAATGAAGAACGGAAAAGAAGTTCCAAATTGTGTTCCTAAGAAAAAGAAATAATTATGCCTATAGCAAGAACCACAGGCAAAGGAGGTAACTATAGGTCCACATCATCTGGTGCGGGTATGACTGCTAGAGGGGTGGCTGCATATAAAAGAGCCAATCCTGGATCAAACCTAAAAACTGCGGTTACTGAAAAGAAACCTAGCAAAATGAGGTCAAAAAGAAGAAAGTCTTATTGCTCTAGGTCTGCTGGTCAAATGCGTATGCACAATATTAATTGTTCTAAGACTCCAGAAAAAAGAATTTGTGCAGCTCGTAGACGTTGGAGATGTTAAATAAAAAATTATGGCTAAGAAAAAAAATGATCCTGAATATATTAGACTTCGTTCTTCAACCAAGTCTAATCAAAAAATGGGTAAGAAAAAGAAAAGTAAAACTGTTTCTGAATCCTCTAATACTCCCGCTTATGGCAATAAGCCAAATGTTTCATACAGCAAAACTACAACAAAAACTAAAGGAAATAAAACTACACAAAAAAGTAAATTTAAACAGGTTAGCGAAAACAATGGTGAATTTACTAAGTATGTTTCCAGAACCAGAAATGGTAATAGAAGAGTTAGAACAAAAAAAATATCTGCAAGTAGGGCGGAAGGAATAGCTAGAAGGTTGAAGAAAAAATATAAATAAAATATTAGTATATTTGTATATATAAATTTTTAAATTATGAAAAAACAAGGATATAATTCAAGACTAGATGAGTCTTTAGGTGCTAAGCATGGGAAAAAATCTCAATCTTATAAAGATCGTAGAGATGAATCAAAAGCTATGTCTAAAAAAGAATATGGACATTCTTACGGAGGTGACTCTGGAATGTCATACAGACATTCATCTAGTTGGAAAACTCACGGTCATTTAAAATAATGGCTAAGAACTTTATACAAAATGTTTTTCAAGGAGCAAAACGAAGAGGAACTCTTGGTGATTGCACTGGGAAAAAATTTGGCAGCAAGAGTTGTCCAGTAGGAAGTAAAAAATATAATTTTGCAAAAACAATGCGCAAAATAAATAAAAAATAATGGCTAAGAAAAAAATCAAATTAGTTAATAAAAAAATAACTAAACAAGATCCTCCTACAGCAGGCTTCGTAGAATGGCATGATAGATCACAGGAAATCAAAGATAGAATGGCTGCAAGACAGGTTGCATTAGCAAAAGAGTTTAAAAAGAAAAAATAAATGGGCAAGTTATTAGTTAAGATAGGACATTGGATTCAGAAAGTTTGGAAAAAACTTTTATGTAAATGGAACTGGTTAGTGTCAAAACTAATTATAGATGTTAAAGAATGTCCAGTCGCACAGTGTGTTTGTAAAAAATAATTATGAAATCAAGAGGCATAGGCGATAGTATAGAAAAATTTACCAAGGCTACTGGTATAAAAAAAGTAGTCGAAACAGTAACGAAAGGCGACTGTGGTTGTAACAAGCGTAGAGATACGTTGAACCGTATGTTTCCTTACGATAGATAAAGAGATTTTTAACCCTCTAAATTAAATAAAATGGCGTATCCTAAAATTACCGTTAACACGGGACAAGCACTTATAGTAGTGCCAAGTGACACAATTCCAATACCAAATCCAAACTTTATAGCAGCTACAGGCGTGGGCAATCAAGTTGACAATGGAGTAAATACTTCTGTTGTAACAAACAAACTGGTTGACACTGGTGCAACATGGACAGCAACAACTCCACCACTTCCAGTAGTTGTTGGTGATGTTGTTTATAATACAACAACTCCAGCAAATGCCGCAGTAACAGCTGTAGATTCTGCCACACAATTAGCTTTTGGTAGTAATATTTTTCAAGCAACACCCGAAAACTATTTAATAGTAAGACAAAATGCGTTAGTAGATGATGAAATAGATTTTGTAGCTAAAGGGGTTAAGCCTGGAGATATAGTTTTAAATACTGACAATCCAGGTATTGCTACAGTTTCAGCAGTCGTTGGTGTAGATGAATTAACCTTAAGTGCTAATATATTTGGTACAGACTCTACATACGATGACAACTTTAGAATATATTCACAAGCAGAAGGCGGTTCTAATTATCCAGCATATGGTGGCACAAATGGAGGTGTGGCTACAACATCAAACAACGAAGGGTGTTTAATATATGTAGGAGATGCAACTGCAGCTACTACTATAGCTACTCAGTTTTATAATGTAACAGTAAGAACTGTAGCTGGAGATATAATTACATTTCATAATTGTCAAGTAGGTTCTTACCTACCAATACAATGTGTACAAGTAATGGCAACAGGAACTACAGCAGATAAACTTATAGCAATATGGTAAATAAATATTACTACACGCAAACAAATAGTTTGTTAAACGATGAAATAGTTTTTAATTACACTTATGTAAAATAATAATAATGAAAAAATTTAATCCACAAAGTAAATTTAGTTTATCAATAAAAGAACTTATAACTGGAGCACTTGGATTAGGTTCATTATTAGCTGTTTTTTTTACTCTTAAAGCTGATATTGCATTGGCAAAACAATTGCCATTACCAGAAGTCACGAAAATTGAATTGTCTTATAAAGATGAGTTAATAAAAAATGATTTCGAAAATATGAAAGAAGATATTTCTGACATAAAAGATGACATTAAATACATAAAAGATTATATAATAAAAAATAAAAAATAACCATGGCAACTAAGATTGGTGAAGATACTAACGTACAGCTTGATTTAAAAACAATCGGCATAATTATAGCAGGAACAATTTCTTTAGCTAGTATGTGGTTTACTTTACAAAGTGATATATCAGAATTACAAAACAAAATAGATAATTTTTCTGGAGATGAGTTTGTACAACAAATGGAGTTTAAATTTAAAGATGAGTTAATTCGTTCTAACATAGTTACAATTGATAAGCTTACTGAAAATATAAAAGAAGATGTTGAAGAAAATAAAGAAGCAATAAAAGATTTAGAAGATAAAGTTTATAAAAAAAGATGAAAAATTTAATATGTGTTTTTTTTGTGTTTTTTTTGTGTTTTATAAATGCACAAGATTTAACATTAATGCATATAAATGCAAAATGGAATCAACCTAATAATTTTGATTTAAAGGGCATACAGAATTGTAAAGTGAGATATGCATTATTAGAAGATCAAGTCCCATCACTCAAAGCACAAATAAAATCTGTTCCAATAATAATTTTATTAGACAAAAATGGAAAACCAAGAGGACAATGGGTTGCTAATTTAAGTTTTAAAATAACAGCGACTAAAGAAGAAATACAAGATAGAGTAAATATTATTGCTAAAGAATAGTTAAATGAGAAACATAGATAAAATTATTGTCCACTGTTCAGCAACTCCAAAAGGAAAACATTTCAGTGCTGATACTATAAAGAAATGGCATTTAGAAAGAGGCTTCTCAGATATTGGTTATCATTATATTGTTCATATTGATGGAAGTATGGAGTATGGAAGAATGGTTAACATTCAAGGTGCTCATTGTAAAGGACAAAATAAATCTAGCATAGGTGTATGTTATATTGGGGGGATGGATGAAGATATGAATGAATGGGAAGACACAAGAACTGAAGAACAAAAATCTACACTTTTAGATTTATTAAATTTATTAAAAAAATTTCATCCAAATGCAGAAATATATGGTCACAGAGACTTTTCTACAAAAGCATGTCCTAGTTTCGATGCAAAGGAAGAATATAAATATTTAACATGAAAAAATTATTTGCAAAAATGTTTGGTGGAGCTGGAGTCTCTATCGCAGAAAAACTAGGAGGAGTAGTTGATAAGTTTGTAAGGACTAAAGATGAAAAGGCGGAGTTTGAAAAACAAATGACAGAGATTTTTATGTCTCATGAATTGAGTCTAGAAAAAGAAATCACATCACGTCATGCCGCAGACATGCAATCGGATTCATGGCTTTCGAAGAATATACGTCCTCTACTTACTATTTTTAGCTTAATATTATATACACTATTTGCTATATCAGATGGCAATATAGGAGAATTTAATATAGCAAATCAGTATGTAGATCTGCTTGGACAAATTGTAATAATGAGTCTAGGTTTTTATTTTACTTCTCGAGGTATTGAAAAAACTGCAAAGATTTGGAAGAAATAAAACAAAGCAAAAGATTTATTAACTTTGTTAAAATAAATTATTATGGCAAGAATTAGTACTTACCCTTTAGACACTAAACTAGTTGGCTCCGATTATTGGATTGGATCAGACGCTAATAGTAGTTTTGCTACTAAAAACTTTACTATAGAGTCTGTAGCTAAGTTTATGAACAGGGAAGCTGTTCAGTCACAAGCTATAAGATTTGTATATACTAATACTGTTCCAGTTGGGACTGGAAGTTTATCATTTAATCCACAAGGTAATGACAATGTATCGTTTTCTGGAATAACAGGATTTAAAATTAGCAAGTATGCATTAGTAGAACCTACAACAGACATTTCTGGGTATTATGAAACTGGATTATTAGGTGCAGATGTATTGGTCACTCAATGTGATGACATATCTAAATGGGCTATTTTTACTTGGAACACCGCTACAGTAGATGCAAGTGGAAACTTTTACGACATAGCTGTTACCCATAAGAACAGTCAAAATGGCTTAACAGCAAACAAAGATTATTTTATATCTTTGCTAAGTATTCCAGGGACATCTGATGCAAACTTTACATTTGCATTAACTGGATCAAATCAATACACTGTTGTTCATGGTTTGAACAAAATTCCATCAGTAACAGTTTTGACAGGAACAATTGCAAGTCCTGGAGTAGAAATTTTTTGCGATGTTGATTTTGTTGATAACAATCAAGTAACATTAACATTTGCACAACCTGCAAACCCAGGATTTACTGGGGTTGTAACATTTAATTAAAATAAAAAATTATGGCAATAAAATATTTATCTAATATTAATCTTGATAATAATGAGCTGAAAGGCTTTATTGTCGATAATCAATCATCTAACCCAAGTGGACTAGCTGGTGAAGGACAACTTATATACAGAACTGACACAAATGAACTTTACTATCACACTGGTAGTAATACATGGGTAGCGATATCATCTGGTATGGTTACGTGGATATTAGCAGGAGATTCAGGAACACAAACTATTGGAAATGGTCAATCTGCAACTGTAGCTGGTGAGTCAGGGTTTATAACAACAACTGCGGGAGCTACTAGACAGGTAACAATTACAATGGATGATAATGCACCTAGTGCTGCAGCAGGCACAGTCGCATTCCCAACTAGTATTGGTTACAATAAAAAAGGACAAATCACAGCAGTTACTGCTGGTACACAACCCGTAACTAGTTTTAATATAAGTGATGGTACAACTTCAGAGACTGTTGAAAATGGAGACACAATTACATTTGCACATAATACAGGTTTAGAAGCAACAATTAGTGCTACAGATACAGTAACATATAGCTTACAATTAGAAGATTTACCAGACATGACTCAAACCTGGGTTAACACTGATGAATTTATTGTATTAGATGGAACAGCTCAGAAAAGAAAACAAAGTAGTGAAATACCTATTAACTTACTAGGAGCTCCAGCCGCAAATTTAGATATTAATACAAATAAACTTATAAATGTAACTAATCCTACAGATGCACAAGACGCAGCAACAAAAGCATATGTTGATGCTGCTGTAACGGGACTTTTAGAATTTAAAGGAGGATTTGATGGTAGTACCGGTAAGGTTGCAGGAACAACAGACTTTTTAGATAGTAGAGGTACACAGATTGCATGTGCAGTCGGTGATACTTATGTCGTAACTGTAGATGGTACTTTTTATACTGAAACTGTAGCGGTTGGTGACACATTAATATGTCAAACTGCAACTGCAGCTGGGGCAGGAGCATTAACTGACTGGATTACTGTTCAAAATAACATAGGTATAGCAACAGCAACAACTACAGGTATTGTAAGCATTCCTACAGCAGGAGGACTTACGGTAAGTGCGGCAGGAGCAGTATCTTTAGACACTCAAGGTGGATTAACTGCAGATACATATGGTGCAGCAGCAAAAGCAACCGTAATTACTGTAGATGATAAAGGTGTTATTACTGGAGCATCAGAACCAGCTATCGCAATAACAGCATCTCAAGTAACAGACTTTTGTACTGAAGTTCAATCTTGTGTAGGAACAAATTTAAATTATGCAGTTGACATTGGAGATGGCTCAACTAACCCTATTATTGTAACTCATAACTTAGGAACATTAGATGTAATTGTACAGTTAGTATTAAAGTCTACTGGCGAAACAATTTATGCAGATACAGTTAGAAACAGTACAACACAAGTAACTATAACTACTACAACAACTTTAGCTACTGCTGAAGCTAGGATTTTGGTAACCGCTGTGTAAAACATTAACTTTACTCACATGGCGATTAGATTCTTAAGTAGCGGAGACATAGATGGTGCTTTAACCATAAACTCTACCGTCACCTTAAATAAAACTAATAATGTTATTAGTATTCCTAGTTTAGTCGATAATGGAACTTTTCTAGAAATTACACAAACAGGAAATGAAACTTGGTTATTTAAGTGTGAATCATTAAGTGGATCATTAGATGGTGTTTCAATCGGCACTAGCAGTGCAGGTAAAGTGACGTTCGATGAAAATGGACAAATTCATAGCACTCAATTATTAGATGTAGCAACAGCAGGAGGAAGGTTAATAGGTGAAAGTAGTAGGGGGTATCTATCATCAATTCATTTAGAACAGTCAGCTACTGGTGCAGATGGAGGCTATATTAGATTTGAAACTGCAACTTCTGGAACGACAAGTGGTGTTGAAAGATTAAGAATTACAGATACTGGAGCTATATCTGTCGGATCGACAGGAACTAACTATGGTTCATCTGGTCAAGTATTAACTTCTGGTGGAAACTCTAATCCTACATGGACAACCCCAACAACAGGAACCGTAACTGGTACTGGTGTTAATAATAGATTAGCAATTTGGAATGGCACAACTGCTATTGATTCTGATTCTGATTTTTATGTTGATGGTGATACTATATTCACAGCAAACTTTCAAGCATCTGGAAACATATCTATAACAGGCACATCATTTTTAGATGGTGATGTTACAATTGGTGATACAAATTCAGCATTTATAGGAATGGCAAGAGCAGGTGCAAATTATTTAGCTGCAACAAATGCGTCTGGATATTTAGTATTTAGAACTGCTGGTTCAAATGAAAGAATGCGTATAGACATTTCAGGGGATGTCGGGATAGGAGTTACAGACGGAGATATATTTGGTAGATTTTATGGTAGAAGTGTTGGTATAGGAGGAACTGGTATTGCTAAGTTACAGATAAATGGAACTTCTTATTCTGGAATTGATTTAGGTCAAAATGGAACAAGATACGGAGAATTAAATGCAAGTGCTACCATAGTTCAACTTCAAACACTTGCAGACATTCCATTAACTTTTGGTACAGGCACAAGTGCTACAGAAAGAATGCGTATAACATCTGGGGGTCAAGTTTGTATTGGCACAGATTCAACAACAGTATCATCATCAGTTGTAAGTGCTGTTTTTGGCTCTGGTAGTGATGCAACTTTAAAATTAGGTGGGCATAGTGGTACACACACTATGGTACAATTTTTCCATACAGGTTCATCAGTTGGTAGTATAACATCTACTACAAGTGCAACTTCCTACAACACATCTTCTGATTATAGATTAAAAGAAGATTTACAAGACTTTGCAGGTTTAGATATGGTTTCTAAAATACCTGTATATGACTTTAAATGGAAAACAGATGATAGCAGAAGTTATGGAGTTATGGCTCACGAACTACAAGAAGTTTTACCTCAAGCAGTTTCAGGAGATAAAGATGCAGAAGAAATGCAATCTGTTGATTATTCTAAAATAGTTCCTTTATTAGTTAAGTCAATACAAGAACTAAAAGCAGAAGTAGACAAATTGAAACAAGAATGTAAATGTAAAAATTAGTATATTTATATCTTAATCATAAAATTAATAAAATGTCAAAAATTACAAAAGAAGAATTAAAAAATTTACAAGAACAACAAGGTAAGCTAAATGCTATTAAACACGATATTGGTTTATTAAGCACACAAATACATAGCTTAAACCATATGTACGCTGAAGAAATTTCTAAACAAGAAGAAAGTAAAAAAGGTTTAGAAGAATCTTACGGTAAAATAAACATAGACCTAAAGGATGGGTCATATGAAGAAATCAAAGAAGATAAATAATGAGTTTACAGGATATGAAATTGTATGCAATTAATTTTTCAGCTTTTACGTTGAGTTTCACAAATATTGATATGATATTAAAAATAATACTACTTACAGTTACTATCCTGTACACAACTCACAAATGGTATTTAATGTATGAAGAAAATAAGCGAAAACATAAGTTATAAGGAAGCAGTACGTTCCGAAACAGCTAAACGTTTAGGTATCTCAAATAAACCTAAAAAAGAACATATTGAAAATATGGAGTTAATAGCTGAAAAAATCTTTCAACCATTAAGAGAATGGGTAGACCATCCTATTAGAATAAACAGCTTTTATCGTTCAGAAGAACTTAATTCAAGAATTGGAGGTGCAATTTCATCGGCTCATAAAGATGGTTTAGCAATGGATTTAGATTCTTTAGGTGGCAAAACTAACCTTGAGATGTTACATTATATAAAAGACCATTTAGACTTTGATATTTTAATTAATGAATATCCAAATCAAGAAGGAGAACCAAAATGGATTCACGTTAGTTGGAGTAAAAAGAAAAACAGAAAACAAGTTTTAGAAATAAAACGCAAAGGCAAATACTATACTTATACAGGCGAATGTAAAAGCTGTAAATGAAAAAAGTAGAATTTGCAATAATTGAAAGGTTTGCTTTAGGTATATTAATTGGTTTTAGTTATTTGCCACAAGATGAAGAAACAAATTTTGATGAATTAAATATATATGTAATTTTTATAGTATTACATTTTAAATTTTATAACGATGCCCATACCTAAAAAGAAACAAGGAGAAAAACAGAAGGACTATATGATGCGATGTGTACCTCAATTGATGAAATACCATCCAGAAAAACAAGCTGTAGCAATTTGCTATAAAGAATACAGAAACAAATAAAAAATGGCAACAAAGATAAGTGAAGATACAAACGTACAATTAGATTTAAAAACTATTGGAATTATAATAGCAGGAACAATATCACTTGCGAGTATGTGGTTTACTTTACAAGGAGATATACAAGACCTAAACAATAAAATTGAGGGGTTTAGTGGAGATGAATTTGTGCAAAGAATGGAATTCCAATTAAAAGATGAATTAATTAGAAATAACGTAATACAAATTGATAAGCTAACAGAAAATATGAAAGAGGATATTGAAGAAAATAAAGAAGCTATAAAAGATTTAGAAAACAAAGTTTTTAGAAGATGAAACATTTAATATATGTATTGTTTATTTTGTTATTGTGTTCAATAGGTAACGCTCAAGATTTAACATTATTACACATAAACGCAAAATGGAATCAATCGAATAATTACGATTTGAAAGGTTTAAAAAATTGTAAAGTTAAAATGACTTTATTAGAGGATTTAGTACCTTCTATGAAAGCACAAATAAAATCAGTACCTACTATTATTTTACTTGACCAAAACGGTAAACCAAGAGGACAATGGAAGGCAGGTTTAAGTTTTAAAGTAGAAGCAACAAAAGAAGAAATACAAGACAGAATTGATTTTATATTTAAACAATAATATTATGGAAACTATAAAACATTTACTGGGTTTTTGTGGGGAGCATTTGCATCCTAACATTTTTACAATTACAATAACATTAATTATTTTAAAATTAATTTATGAAAAATATATTAGCAAAACTATTTGGGGGAGCTGGAGGTAGTATAGCAGAAAAAATATCTGGTATTATTGACAAACATACTTTTAGTAAAGTTGAGAAAGCACAATTTGAAAAAGAGATGGAGGAGATATTTATCAAAGCTGAACTTGATCTTGAAAGAGAAATAACAAATCGTCACGCAAATGATATGGCAAGTGATAGTTGGTTAAGCAAAAACATCAGACCAATGCTTACTATATTTTCTTTAGTTTTATATACTTTATTTGCCTTAATTGACGGAAACATAGGAGAATTCAACATAGCGAATCAATATGTAGATTTACTTGGGCAAATAGTTATAATGAGTTTAGGGTTTTACTTTACATCAAGAGGTATAGAAAAAACAGCAAAGATCATTAAGAAATAATGGCTAAAGGAATTAATATAAGCACATATAAAAGCAAATCAAAGAAGCGTAAAGGAATACACGCAAAAAGTAAAATGAGTGCCTTAAAAGGCTCTAAAAACTATTTTAAGAAATATAAAGGTCAAGGTAAATAATTTTTTTATATATTTGTTTGGCTTATAGCAAACTTGCACAACCTAATAAAGTTGGACGGTGCTTGGAACAGGTAACTAAATTATTTCTTTTTTGTAGGCTTTTTTCTTTCTTTTTCTTTTTGTCCTTTTTCTTTTTCTTTCTTTTTAGTTATTATAAAAACTATAGGTTATAACCAAAAGTTATAATATATGAATTGTAAGAAATGTAAATACAAAATGTTATATTTAGGTAGTAATCAAAACGGTTATTATAATTTGTGTAAAAAATGCAATAACGTTATACCTACAAATGAAAAAATTAACAAGAAGCAAACTAATTAAAAAACTTGACAAAGTATTTAGTTTATATATTAGACAACGTTATGCTAAAAATGAGATAGCTCAATGTTTTACTTGTGGCAAAAAAGATCATTATAAAAGACTTCAATGTGGTCATTTTCAAAGCAGAAAATATTATTCTACAAGATGGGATGAAATAAATTGTCAGGTGCAATGTGCAGGGTGTAATGTGTTTAAGTATGGAGAACAATTTGTATTTGGCAAAAATCTTGATTTAGAATATGGAGCTGGATGTGCAGAATCACTTTATTTAAAAGCAAAACAAATAACTAAATTCTCCACACCAGAAATTCAGGAGTTAATAAATAAGTATTCTTTGTTAATAAAAGAGTTAAACTAATTTTTATATTTATAGTGTTCTGTTACATTTGTCTTGTATAAAAGAGGGTTAATTCATTTTAGCCCTTTTTTTTTGCTTATTTATTAAAAAAATTGTTTATATTTATAATTAATTTAAAAATTATATATATGACTAAAAACAGAACCATACCTTACGAACAACACTATGTTCAGGTAGGATTTTACCAAAACTTTATTAAAAACAAAGAACAAGAAATCAAAGACTTGAATAAGAAAAATGATTTACTTGAACAAGAAAATGAAGTTTTAAAAGCTAAACTCGAAGTTGAACATTCTAATAACTTAATGAGATTATGAACAAAGAGAAATTAGCAGAACTTTATCACAAGTATGAGTTATCTAAAGATGACTTCTTTAAACATCAACACTACACAATAATTACAAGACAAGGAATCGACAAGATTCAAGCTATAGAACAAATCTCTATAGACTATGATGTAATTAAATGTGAAACTAACTTTGCAGTATTTAAAGCAATAGCAACTAAAAACAATAAAAAGATTATTACGTTTGGTTCTGCTTTAAAAGGTGCATCGTATAATGAAGGTAATTGTCAAAGCTGGTATGTTGCTGAAATGGCAGAAAAAAGAGCTATGTCAAGAGCTGTATTAAAACTAACAGGGTTCTATGAACTTGGAGTTTTTGGAGAAGATGAATCAGATTCATTTAAAAAGAAAACTACAAAAGAAGAACTAATAAATAAAATTAAAAACAATGGCTGACAAAATATATAAAGAAAAAGATCATCATCCATTTGAGAATCAAATATTTAATCACTATAGAAAAACAGCTAAAGAAATAAATGAAGCTATAGTTCTATTAACGGAACATAACTATACAGTTATTGACCATCAAGGCAAATGGATTACAAAAGAAAACATTAATTAAAATCAATAAATTATGAGTGCAATTATCAATGCGAGTATTAGGGTAGATAAATTACCTAAAGAAAAATTTATCAAAGGTAAAGACGGTGCAGTTTATTATAACTTAACCATTTCAGTAAATGACGATACAAGATACGGAAACAACGTAGCTATTATGGATTCACAAACAAAAGAAGAACGTGAAGCTAAAGCACAAAGAAACTATCTTGGTAACGGTAAAGTTGTTTGGACTAACGATATTATTAAGTTAGCTGAAAGAGAAGAAGCAAATACAACTGCTCCAGTATCAAACGATTTACCATTTTAAGAAAACAAAATAAAATTTATTTTTTTGAAGGGGTTTTAAACGACCCCTTTTTTTTATATATTTATATAAATGCAATTACGACTCGACGAACAACAAACAGTACAATATCTTGCAATGCAATCAATAGAAGAAGATTGTACAATAGATGTAAACGAAAAATTAGAATACCCTCCAGTAGCTTTGTCTTTTGGAGAAATGTTAATTAAAGGAAAAAATAAAGATATGCTTTTACCTATACCGTTAGGAACTTATGGAAACTTCAGCTTTATACAAGCACCTCCAAAGACTAAAAAGACATTCTTTATATCACTTCTTGCATCCGTTTACCTATCAGATCAAAATCATTTCGGTGGTAATTTAAAAGGACATAGACAAGGCAAAGAACTAATACACATAGATACAGAACAAGGTCGGTGGCATTGTCAAAGAGTTTTTAAAAGAATTGCTGAAATGGCAGGAACATCAGAAGGCTATTTGACTTATGGTTTAAGAACTATTGGTTATAAAGAAAGAATAGAATTTATAGATTATTGTTTAGAACATAAAACTAAAAATGCTGGTCTGCTTATTGTAGATGGTATTGCAGACTTATGTGCAGACGTAAACAACATTGAAGAATCTAATGCTTGTGTACAAAAATTAATGAGGTGGTCAGCAAAACACAATATACATATTATGTGCGTGATACATTCAAATTTTGGAAGTGACAAGCCTACAGGACATCTTGGTTCTTTTTTAGAGAAGAAAGCAGAATTACAAATACAATTAGAAGCAAATACAGTTAATAAAGAATGGATAACCGTTAAGTGCAAAAGAAGCAGGGGTTATGCGTTTGATACATTTAGTTTTAAGGTAAATGAAATGGAACTGCCTGAAATCGTTGGGGATTTATATGACCCATTGAAAAACTAAATTATGAAAAACTACTTATCGGAAATCTATAAGAAACATCAAGTATGGATTGACATCGTTTGCTCCTTCGGATGCAATAAAGAAACATCAGAAGATATTACACAAGAGATGTATATCAAGATTCAAAAGAGAATCAATAAAGGCTTGGATATTGATTTTGGAGATGACTATAATTATTACTATATTTTTAAGACATTAAAATCTTTGTTCCTTGATTTAAAACGCAAAGAAGCTAAAGTGAATACGTTATCTATAGACAATATGAGAGATTTTTTAGCAGACTTTGATGCTGCTAATTATGAAGAAGTTTATGCTACAATACAAAACGAACTAAACAATATGTATTGGTATGACAAAAAGATATTTGAGATAATAGAGGGAGGAGAAAGTATAGCCCAGCTTTCAAGAAAGTCAGGCATACCTTACTATTCACTTTACAACACTTATAAAAAAGTAAAAGAGAAATTAAAAAAATTATTATGATAAAAGTTAGACAATCAAGATTAGATTATTGTGCTAATTCTGGTAATTTTTATGAAGAATTATTTTATAAAAAAGTAATTGAAAAAGGTTTTGATTATAGAAAATCTACAAATGAAGAAGATTGGTATATGCACATTGATTGTTATGTTAATGGTTATGGCGTAGACATAAAAGGCAATAGACATTTAGAAACTATTTGGTTAGAATATACTAATGTTAATGGCAATAATGGCTGGTTAAGAGGTAAAGCGTTTTATATTGCTATGTTTATAGTAGAATTAAATTGTTTTAGTATTTATAAAAGAATTGATTTATTAAATTATATAAAAGAAAATACAAAAAAAACAACAAGTAATAAAAAAGATTATTTAAAACTTTATACAAGAGAGAAATGGGGAAAAAAAGATGAAATTGTAAAAGTTAAATACAATCATATAAAACATTTAGAATTAATAAAATTATGAGATTAGGAGACTTAATATTTTACATTACTAAATATACAGGTATTAAATGGCTTGTAGATTGGTATTCAAAAAAGACTGGAACTGATTGTGGATGTGATGAAAGAAGAAAGAAGTTCAATGAAATAAAAATTAAAAGATGGTAAAATTCAATAAATATGATTTCAAAGACTGGGAACAATTTAGGCTTTCAAAAAAATCAACCATTAGTCGTAAAGAATTTAAAATGGTATGTCAGCTCCACGCAACCTATTACGATCATAAATACTACGAACCTTGTACTTGTAATCCCAAACTAATAAACAAATGGATTAAAGAACTTAATATCATTTGGAATAATGGGAATTGAAACAATAAAGAAATTTGAAAAAGTATTAGTAGCTTTCTTGAATATGGATGGTTGGAATTTAGAATGGACTGGAGATGGCTTTAAACATTATGATGCTTGTGGATTCACACCTAAAGGAAATCCTTGTGTTATAGAAATGAAATTTAGAAACAAATACTATGAAGAAAAAATGTTAGAAAAATATAAATATGATGCTTTAATGAAAATGGATAAAGATGTAGTAAAACTTTATTTCGTAAGTGACCCTAAAGGAAATTATCTATACTGGTTAAACGCATTAGAACTTCCAGAACCAAAAGATATGTATTGTCCTGATACTACACTATGGACTAAAAAAAGATTACTTAAACCTGTTTACTTACTTAAAGAAAACCAAGCCACAAGAATAAATTTAAATTAAGTTATTAAATATTTTGTTTATAACTTTATTATTTGTATATTGCAGTATAATTACAACGAAGTAATTATTATAACAAAACAATATGATATATTTAAAATTAAGTAAAGACGAAGTAGAAACATTATATGTTGCATTAGATAATGAAACAAAATGTTTTAGCGACAAACTTGTATGTGAAAATCACAAAAAAGATGTTTACAATATTTTACAACAAGTAATTAAATTAAAATAATAATAGGGAGTGTAAAAGCTCCCTTTTTTTTTGAATAAAATTATTAAACATTTTGTTTATATCGTTTAATTAACTATTTTTATTAAATGATATTGTTAATAGACGCAGACAGCTTAATCTTCGCAAGTTGTTATAGAACAAGAGATGAAGAAAACGATGATCCTTACTATAGAGACATAGAAGATGCTATTGCAAAGTTTGATGAACAGTTTATGAAGATTGTAAATGATCTGGAAGAACAATACGAAATAGATAAAGTCATTACATTTAATGGAAGCAAAGGGAACTTTAGAAAAATACTAACACCAGTATACAAAGCAAACAGAAAGAAACAAGAGTTACCTCCATTACTACACGATATGCATCAATATGTTAAAGATACATACGACAGTAAATTTGTATATGGATTAGAAACTGATGACCTTGTAGCTAAATACTGGCAAACACTATCAAATGAATTTGGAAGGGATAATGTAATGATTGTAAGCATAGACAAGGACTATAAACAATTTCCCTGCTTAATGTATAACTATCACTATAAACATAGATTAGTATTAGACATAAGTGAAGAAGAAGCATTATACAACTTCTATGAACAAATGATAGTAGGAGATACAGCAGACAATGTAAACTACTTTAGAGGCAAAGGTAAAAAGTTTGCAGAAAAATATTTTAAAGATTGCAAAAGTAAATATCAATATACTAAAAGACTATACGAATTATTTAAACAAGAATACAAGGGTAAGGCAAGACAGAAATACGCAGAATGTTATAACCTTTTAAAATTAAGAAATGATTAAAGAAAACAAATGGTTTGTTCAAAATGAGATAGCAGAAAAAGTAATAGAGCTATCAGGCATTAATATATTTGAACGTTCAAGAAAAAGAGAAATAGTAGAAATGAGATCGTTATTCTTCTACATATTAAAAAACAAATTAGATATGGGATTGACAGAAATGTCAAGATACTTTGAAGATAGTGCTTCAAGTATAAATCACGCAACTATTATATGGGCATTAAAAAACTATGAACTATATAAATCAACAAATAAAAAAATACAAGAAATTGAAGAAATGATTATTCTAAAGACTTCTATGAACATAAAAGGAATAAACAGGGAAACTTATTTAGAATTAAAATGCAAAGAACTTGAAGCAGAAATAGAAAGACTAAACACTAAACCTAATGAATCTAAAATAATAGACTTAATTAATAAAGTTCCAAAAGCAAGAGAAGGAGAATTTATTACAAGAATCGAATTAATGTTAAAGGGGTGGCAATGGCAATATAAAGACAGTACTACAGCTTATGCAGGAGAATAAAACAAAAGATTTAGCTCTTATTAAAATACAGTCAAAGATTTGGGAGCAAAAAAGATACATTAGAGAATTAGAATCTGACATTGAAAAAGATGAAACAGTAGACTTCGAAACAAGAGAACTAAACTTTAATAATCTTATAACACAATTAGAAGTATATGAATACATAAAAAAAGCAATACAGAATTATGACTAAACAAGAATTTAAAGAAACAAAAAAATATCTATTAGACATCTGTCAAGAAATAATGGATGCTAAACAACCAGAATACACACAAAAACATTTAGATATTCTACACAACTTTAAATGTTCTGCACAATTTGTAGGCATTGAACCAATGGAAGTATGGGCAGTATTCTTTAACAAACACATACAAGCAATACTAACACACGCAGGAGACCCAACAACACCACAAGCAGAACCAATAGAATCAAGATATGCAGATGCAATCAACTATCTATTATTAGGTTATAGCTTATTACAAGACAGACCAAAAAAAGACATCATTTCAGGAACAGAATAAATTAAATAAATAAATTATGATAAAACAATTAAAAATAACAGAAATCAAAGAATTAATTAAAGAAAAAAACTTATTAGAATTTAATAGAGAAATAAGTCAAAGACATTCTAATGCTATAATGGATAGTATAAATTTATGTGGATTATTAAGAGTTCCAATAATAGGTGATATATCAAGTTTTGATAAAAGAAAATATGTTATTATAGATGGTCAGCATTTATGTAATGCTCTTGTAAAAATGCCTAATATAAGCAACAAAATTAATGTTATTTTAAAAAAATATAACAATAAAACAGAAGTTATAAGAGATGTTGCAAAATTAAATAATACACAAAAAACTTGGAATGATGAAAATTATCTTAATGCTTGGTATAAGTTTGGTAAAGATAATGTAGATCATTTTTCTAACTATGCATATTTATGGAATACATATAATAATATATTTGATGGCTTACCCTGTGGATTTTTAGTTGATTTATATGCAACCAGTAAAGAACTATTTAGAAATGGTCAGCTTGAATTTAGAGATGTACAATTTAGCGATAAACTTGCACAAATATCATTTATGCTAAAACAAGATTTTAATAAAGGTGCATTTACATTACAAGGTTTAAGAAATTGGGCATTTGAAAGAAAATTTATACAATTAAAAGATTTAGATTTTGCAAAATTAGAATCAAGATTAAAATTATCTTTAAAAAATAATGAGGATAAAAATTGTAATGGAAGGGATGACTTTGCTGATTTTATAGATAAAATATATAAAAGAATATAATTATAAAAAATATTCATTTTAAAATAAGTTAAAAAATACGTTATATAGATATATAGAATTAATTAATTAATATTTTATTAATTGTGGATAATAGAAAAAACAATGGAGGACATTCAACAAAAGGCTTTGCAGGTAGACCTAAAAAAGCAGACGAACTAAAGCTAATTGAAAAACTTGATGCCTTAATAGATAATGATGAAGTAATTAAAACTTTAGGCAAACAAATACTAAAAGGAGATTCAAGAGCTATGAATCTATATTTCGGTTATAGATATGGCAAACCTAAAGAATCTGTAGATATATCTTCAAGTGATGGCTTTAATGTAAACTTTAGAGACCTAATCAAATTTAAGTGATTGAAATAAATAAAAAGTATTCTCCTATTGCTGAATCAGATGGGAGGTACTTTATTGTAACTGGAGGACGTGGGTCTGGTAAATCATTCTCCATAAACCTCTTATTAGTTCTTTTAACTTATGAAGCTGGGCATACTATACTCTTTACTCGTTATACTTTATCTTCTACTTATATTTCTATTATTCCTGAATTTATTGAAAAACTTGAACTGCTTAAAATCTTTGATGACTTTCATATCACAAAAGATGAAATAAGAAATAAGCGTTCTGGGAGCAAGATAATCTTCAAGGGCATCAAAACATCAAGTGGAGATCAAACAGCTAATCTAAAGTCATTACAAGGCGTTACAACGTTTGTATTAGACGAAGCTGAAGAACTTACAAGTGAAGATACATTTGACAAGATAGATTTATCAGTAAGACAACAAGGCAAACACAATAGAGTGATACTAATACTAAATCCTACAACAAAAGAACATTGGATATACAAAAGATTCTTTGAGGATAAAGGAATACAAGAAGGTACTAATGAATCTAAAGATAATATCACTTACATACACACAACCTATTTAGACAACTTAAAAAACCTATCAGAAAGTTATATTAACCAAATAGAGAACATTAAACAACGTAGACCAGAAAAATATAAACATCAAATGCTGGGAGGGTGGTTAAATAAAGCTGAAGGTGTAATCTTAACTAACTGGTCAATAGGAGAATTTAAAAAAGTAGGCGTTAGTGTATTTGGTCAAGACTTTGGATTTAATGACCCTAACACATTAGTAGAAACTAATATAGATACTACAAGAAAGATTATTTATTTAAAAGAATGTTTTTACTTAAATGGTTTAACAACAACAGAAATAGCACGTTTAAATATGAAACACGCTACAGACAATTTAATAATTGGAGATGCTGCAGAAAAAAGATTGATCTATGAATTAAAACAAAAAGGATGTAATATAGTTTCTTCAATAAAAGGAGCTGGTTCTATTACTTATGGAATATCATTATTACAGGACTATGATTTAATAGTAGACAAGCAAAGTATAAATTTAATCAAAGAACTAAACAACTACAGTTGGCTTGAAAGAAAATCTAATACACCAATAGATAAACATAACCATTTAATAGATGCTATTAGATATGCAGTAAGCTACCAGCTACAAAATCCTAACAGGGGCAAATACTATATACAATAATGGAATGTAAAAAATGTAAACAGACAATGACTATATATTCAGGTAAAGACAATAAAGATTACTACTACTGTAAAGATTGTGATATTGTACAATTTGAAAATTAGTTATTAAATATTTTGTTAATTAAAATAATTGTTTTATATTAGCAATATGAATTATACAACAGAACAATTAAACACAAAAACAAATGCCCAGTTAATAGGCATTGCAGAAGGCACACTATCTTGTTTAAAAGATTTTGCCGACCTTACACCTTCTCACAAAGAATGGTTATTAGAAGCTATGACAGCTATAAAACAATTAGAAAAAAATATCCTATGAAAAAAAGACAGTATAGGAGTAATCAAGGGCGTAATCCTAAAAAGGAAGAAGCTATGTTTAACACAATCAAAGTAGCATTTATATTATTAGTAATTGCTACTATTGTAAATCAAATCTTATCATAATGAAATACTATTACGAAGATAACGGAAACAGAAGATATTATATAGCAAAGAAAATATCTAAAAAAGAGAACAAAGAAAACTTTCTAAAAATATTAGGTTATGCAGCTTTAGGCTGGACTATCTTTTATGTAGCATTGTTTTTTTTCTTACATTTGTTAGAAATGTAAATATGAGAAACAAAATACAGAACATACAAGATTTAGAATATAGTAACAACCAAATATTAATTGGAGAACTAATTAAGAAATGGTTAGAAACAAAACCAAAGAATAAAGAGTTATTAAAGTTAAGAGATGCGTTTATTGATAATTCAATTTACGTTGCAGGATTACAGAATGACCTTACAGCTTGTAAAATGGCTAATAGTGAATATCGTGAACAAAGAAACGATGCAATATTAGAATTAGAAGAACTTAAAGAAGATTTAAAAGAATATGATTTATGAGAAAATATAAAGACAATATACATTTAAGCAGAACAGAAACAAATGTTTTAATTGATGCACTTGAAGATTATATAAATAATAATATTGAAAACAATGAATCAAATATAATTACTAACCTTATAGTTATAAATGCATTAGAAAGATTATATATTAAATTAAATGAAAAACACGATAAAGACTATGGTTATGGATGGATTGATTATAAATACTGCTTTAAAAAAAGAAAAATAGAATTAATCAGAAATAATAGAGATAAACTTTTAGAAGCTAATTCTAAACATATAATAAAAGATAATTATCAAAATATTCATCATTTCAATTCTTATGAAAAATTAAAAGTTGAACTACCTTTAAAAAAAGAATATGAATTATAATAATCCTACAGTAGCATATCCAGAACACGAATGTATGGAATGTGGAAAACTAATATTTAAAGAAAATGAATACTGCTCCAATAATTGTTGGCAAGCCAGTATGTTATAAACGAGTTGTTTTGTTTGGAAAAAGGGTGTTAGAAATAGCACCTTTTTTTTTATACTAAAATCCTGCTTTAATTACGTTATATAAGTATGAAAGCTAATATTAACGTACCTAACGAACTTAATGAGATTACCCTAAAGCAATATCAAAAGTTCTTAAAAGAACAAGACAAAAGTGACGATATTAACTACATACAAACTAAAATGATTGAAATATTTTGTGGAATAAAATCACAAGATGCTTTAAACATTAGATTATCAGACGCAGAACGTATCACAAAAATAATATCAGATATGTTTGAACAGAAGCCTAATCTTGTGCAATCCTTCTGGCTTAATAATGTTGAATATGGTTTTGTACCTGATCTTGATGAAATTACATTAGGAGAATACATTGACCTTGATACCTATATGGGAGACTGGGATAATATTGAAATAGCAATGAATGTATTATACAGACCTATTAAACAAAAACTTGGAGACAAGTATTTAATAGAGGACTATGACCCTGATAAAAAGAACAGAATTACTACTATGCCAATGGATGCTGTATTCGGTTCTATACTTTTTTTTTATCGTTTAGGGATAGAATTATCGAAAACTATGATGAATTATTTGGAGAACAAGGAGGAGAAACAACTTCTGGACGTGCTGGATTTGCAAAAAAGTGGGGATGGTATTCGAGCCTTTACGGACTCGCTGGAGGAGATATTACAAGATTTGAAGATATCACTAAATTAGAAATGCACAAATGTTTAATGATGTTAGCATTTATGAAAGACAAAAACGAATTAGAATCGAAACAAATAAAAAGTAAATTTAAATGAGCCAACAAGGAATAAGGGGATTTTACCAATTAACTGAAACAATAAAAGACCAGCTTTTAGCTGACATAAATTGTAATACAGTAACAACTGGAGACCTATATGATGTCAATCTTAACAAGCAAGATATATTCCCCCTTGCTCACATTATAGTCAACAACGTAACACAAGAAGAACAAACGCTTACGTTTAATATAAGCATCTTGGCTATGGATATTGTAGATCAATCTAAATTACCAACAGAAGATAGGTTTATAGGAAACAACAATGAACAAGATATTTTAAACACACAACTGGCAGTATTAAACAAAGTAATACAAGTTTTAAGAATGGGAACATTATACAAAGACAAATATCAATTAGATAGTCCTGTAAATTGTGAACCATTTTATGACAGGTTTGAAAACCAATTAGCAGGATGGACTGCAACAATGGATATAGTAATTTATAATGATATTAAAATCTGTTAATGAATTTTGAGAATATAAATAAAGCCCTAAATGATTTTGGAAGGTATGTTGTTCAACAAGCCAGAACAAGACTAACTAAAAACAAACAAGGGGGTGGAGCATTATATGAATCAATAAGATACTCATTAGATGAAGAACAAAAAGGATTTATACTTGACTTCTATATGGAAGATTACGGTATATTTCAAGATCAAGGTGTTAAAGGTGCTAATCCTGCATTAATAAAAGGAGGTAGGCAAAAAGCACCTAATAGCAAGTTTAGTTACAAACAAAAGATGCCTCCAATGCAACCGTTAAGAGACTGGGCTCAAAGTAAGAATATAAGATTTAGAGATAAAGAAGGTAAGTTTAAAAAAGGAAGTTATAAGAGTATGGCATTTGTATTACAAAGAAGTATATATGCACAAGGTTTTAAACCTACATACTTTTTTACTAAACCATTTGAAGCAGCTTTTAAAAGACTGCCAGAAGAATTGATAAACGACTTTATATTAGATATAGAAAAAGGAATAATATTAGGAACAAAAAAATAAACAATGGCAGCAATAGCATTAAGAAGTCCACAATATAAATCAGCAACAGCAGATACAGGAAGCCCTAATTCTGCAAAAATAACTATAAGTATAGATGGCACAATACAATACACATTAGTAAAATCAACATCTTTAAACGAAACAATGCTTTGGGAAATTGCAGAACTTTGTAGGGATTTTATTAATATTACTTTTAACGGAACTTATAGTGCTGAAACATTAGCAATTATATCTACATTAACATCACACGCATCAACTGATGGAAGTGGAACAGCATTAACAACATCAACTATAACAGACATAGGTTATGATGGTTATGGTACTTTTATGGAGGGTGCAAATCCAACAGTACCTTTTGGCTCAAGACCAACTTGGCTTTTAAGTGGAGATCCTGATCATACAACAGCAGACAATGAGTATTATATTTATGTACCTAATAATACAGCAGGTTCAGTTCCTTATATTAATGCCACACCAACAGATCAACCTACAATGGGCTATCAAAGTTATGGAACTACTGATGTAGAAATAACAGGAAGTCCAGCAGGAATAAAAATGAATATAAATAGAATTGATTGTACTAAATACGGTGATGGTCATAAAGTTACATTTGTAAATAAATTTGGTGCTTTACAAGACATTTGGTTTTTCTTAAAATCAGTAAATACTACAAACAAAAAACAAGAGCAGTTTCAAAGAAACATTATAACATCTACAGGAAGCTATAATGTAAACACACATACTAAACAAGATTATAATACAGTAGCAAACACAAGCATTAGTTTAAGTTCTGGCTATTATCCTGAATGGGCTAATCAATGGTTTGAACAATTATTATTATCAGAACAAGTATGGATTACAAGACCTAAAGAAACAGACCCAAGTACTGATGAAGTAATACCTGTTAATGTTAAGAAAAATAGTATGGTTAAAAAGACTTCACTAAACGACAAGCTAATAGATTATACATTTGATTTTGATATGTCATTCGATTACATAAACAACATTAGATAATGCAGAAACTACAACTATATATTGCGAATGAAAGAATTGATTTATTCAAGGATGAACAGGTTTCATTTAACCAATCTATACAAAACATTAAAGACCCTGCAAAGATATTTACTGAATTTACTCAAACATTTACAGTACCAGCTTCAAAAGTTAATAATAAAATATTTCAACATTATTACAACTTTAATATAACTGGAGGTTTTGATGCAAGAAAAAAAGTAAGTGGATTAATAGAATTAAATAATATTACATTTAAACAAGGTTATGTAAAACTTAATGGTGTAGATTTAAAAAACAATAAGGCATACGCATATAGGGTTACATTCTTTGGTGAAACGGTAAACTTAAAAGATATTCTTGCAGAAGAAAAACTTGCATCATTAGCAGGGTTAGCAGCATATAATTTAAATTACAATTCAGCATCTGTTCAAGCAAGGTTACAAAGTTCAGCATCAGGTGGTGCAATATTATGTCCATTAATAAATTCAGGTGCAAGTGGTCAAACTACTTCAAGGTTATATTACAATTCAGGAGGACACGGTTCAGATGTAACTGGCAATTTATGGTATCAACAGGGTTCACACGAACACGGTGTATATTGGAAGGATTTAAAATATGCAATTAGATTATATGAAGTTGTACAAGCTATTACTACTAATTACCCTACATTAGTTTTTACTGATGATTTTTTTAGTACAAGTAACCCTGAATTTTACAACCTTTATATGTGGTTACATAGAAAAAAAGGAAATGTAGAACCAGCATCACAAATAACGACATTCCCAACATTAGTTGATGGGTTTGGTGCTAATGCAACTGTTTATACTAATATGATTAGTGGTTCTGGTTTACAGGTTTATGCTTCTTTTAACCCATTAACAAATACAGTAACATCATTGCCAAATATTCAACAAGATTTAGTGTTAACCATAACAGGTAACCCTCAATATGATGTAATAATAAATCGCAATGGTGCTTTTTGGATTGCTTTTAATGGGGTTACAGGAAATAATACATTTACAAAAAGTGATTATCCTACACCAATGGATGAAGCTACATATACTGTAGTAATTAGGTCTACAACTAATTTAACTTTTACAAGTATTGAATGGGAGTTAGCAGGAAATTTAGCTGGTGGGGGATGGGCAGAAACTTATACTGCAAATAATTTTTCTGCAACAACTACATTTCAGTTTATTATACAAGAACAAATACCTGATATGAAAATAATTGACTTCTTAAATGGTTTATTTAAGATGTTTAATCTTACAGCTTATTATGTAAGTAATAGACAAGATGCAGATTATGGTAAAATTAAAGTTCAAAAATTAGATGACTTTTATACAGCAGGAACAAGTTATGATATAAGTGAATATGTAGATACAACAACAAGTCAAGTTAATGTAGCACTGCCTTATAGGGAAATAGAATTTGGTTATGAAGGAACAGGAACACTACTTGCTTTACAATACGAACAATTAAATGGTAAAACTTGGGGTTCAGAAGAATATACAGGTGATACAATTTTTGATGCACCTAATCCTATATATAAAGTAAAATTACCTTTTGAACATATGCAGTTTGAAAGATTAATAGATGCTAATGAAAATTTAAGTTCACCAACTAACATAACTACAATTCAATGGGGATATTTTGTAGATGACAATCAAGATGCTTATTTTGGAAAACCTTTATTATTTTACCCCATATTACAAACAGGTTCAGGAATAACATCAATTTCATTTAGGGATAGCTTAACAACACACGTTGAATTAGATTCATATTATATACCAAGTAATAGTTTAGCTTTATCTTCTGCAACAAGTACAATTAATACTAACTTTTATCAAGAATTTAACGAATATGGTCAATTAGAAATACCATCAGACACAGGATTTACAGGAACATTATTTAAAGAAAATTATTTAACATACATACAAGACATATTTAATAGTAAAAGAAGATTAACAAAACTAAAAGCCTATTTGCCTTTAAAGATTATTTACAAGTTAAATATGAATGATAGGGTAGTTATTAATAATCAAAGTTATAACATAAACAACTTAACTACTAATTTAATAACAGGAGAAAGTTCAATCGAATTACTTAACAATAATTATATTAATAATGTATCTGGAAACTTTAGGGTATTAACAGATGTTTATCAAACATATCCTAATTATTCTAATTATTATTATGACAGTCTAATAGGAGATGCACAAAATTTATCGAATGGAGATGTTATATATACAGACCAAGCACTAACAACAACATTAACAGCAGGAACTTATTATCAGGAAGGTTCAAGCGAAACAACAACAAGATGTACAGATAGTTCATATCTTATGAGTATGACAGTAAATTCATCAGGAGTTATTACAAACATATTATGTGGTCAACCTTAAAATTATGATAAAAAATATATTAGAGTTACTAAAGATCGTAGACGGAGAAACCGAAAGCATTAGAATTGCACAAGGTAAATATAAAATACCTGAAACCTTTAAAGAAGGATTTAAACAAATTAAAAGAGAAATAAAATGGCAGAAGTAATACAAGTCCAATTAGACATAGAAACTAAAAAAGCTGAAAAAGGGGTAGATAACCTAACAGACGAAATAGTTAATCTTAATAAAGAAGTTAAGAAAGGTAATGAAGAAACTGCTAAAGGTTTAAAAGGTGTAGAAAAAGCATCTGATAAAACTGCTGGAGGTGTAAGAAAAATAGGTAGTGCATTAAAAGCATTGGGTATTGGACTTATAGTAGCTGCTTTTGCAAAGTTTACAGAAGTTCTAAATGAAAACCAAAAGGTAGCTGACTTTTTCTCTATTACTTTTGAAACATTGTCATTAGCTTTTAATGATTTGTTTAACTTTATATTTGACAATACTCAAGGCATCACAAATTTCTTTAAAGCAGCGTTTGATGACCCTATACAAAATATGATTGATTTTGGTATTGCTATCAAAAATAATATTATAGAAAGAATACAATCTTCAATAGATACATTAGGGTTTTTAGCAGAAGCAGTAGTAAAAGTATTTAAGGGAGACTTTGCAGGTGCATTAGATTCAGCTAAAAATGCAGGTAAAGAATTAGTAGATGTTGTTACAGGTGTTGATGATTCATTTGACAAAACAGTAGAAGCAGTAGATAAAGTTGTTACAGCTACTACTAACTATGTTAAAGAAACAGTTGAAGCAGCAACAGCAAATGTTAACCTTGCTAAAACAGCAGAATTGGCAGCAGTACAAAATCAAGGGCTTATAGAAAAATATGATCTACAAGCAGAAACATTAAGACAAGTTAGAGATGAAGAAAGAAATACTATAGCTGAACGTAAGAAAGCAAATGATGAATTAAAAGCAGTATTAGACGAACAAGAAAAAGCAATGTTAGCTAATGCAAACGCTATACTTAATGCAGCTCAAGCACAATATGATAAAAACGATAGTGATAAAAATCAAATAGCTTTGATAGAAGCACAAAACGAATTGTTAGCAGTTCAAGCACAAGTTGCAGGGTTTAGGTCAGAACAAAAAGCAAATGATTTAGCATTAGATAGGGAACAAAAAGAATTGAATCAATCTATAAGTGATGGAGAAGCAGAAAGAAATAAAGCGCAATCAGAATTTACTGCAGAACAAATAGAAAATGATTATTTAAGACTACAGGCTCAATTAGATATTGCTAAAAAAGAAAGCGAAATAGAATCTAAAAGGTTAACAGAAAAAAGAGACCAATACAAACAAGGTACACAAGCCTATGAAGATGCCAACAACGAACTATTAGCATACCAACAAGAAAATGCAAATACACAAGTACAAATAGAAAAAGACTTAAATAAATCTAAAAAGGATTTAACTACACAAGCCCTAACTGATATGGCTACTATTGTAGGTAAAAACTCAAAGTTTGGTAAAGCTATAGCAATCGTACAAGCTATTAGAGATACTTACGCAGGGGCAAACAAGGCATTAGCTCAAGGAGGTATATTTGGGTTTATAGGTGCAGCAGCAGTTATTGCAGGAGGTATAGCAAATGTAAAAACAATAACATCAACACCAGAACCAACACCACCAGCAGGGGCATCAGTAGGAGGAGGTTCAGCAATTCCCCCAACACCATCTGCTCCACCAGCTTTTAATGTAGTAGGTCAAGGGGAAACAAGTCAGTTAGCAGATGCAATAGGAAATCAAGCAAGTGAACCAGTAAGAGCATACGTTGTAAGCAACGATGTAACGACTGCACAAGGGCTTGAAAGAAATATTGTAGAAGGAGCAACAATATAAATGCAAAATTTTTAATTAATAACGTTATATAAAATATGAAGATAGTCGAATTAATCCTTGACGAAAATCAAGAAGAATCTGGAATCGAAGCAATATCCATAGTTGAAAATCCTGCCATAGAAGAAGATTTTGTTGCTTTAAAAAGTAATGAAATAAAACTTGCAGAAATAGATAAAGAAAAAAAGATATTAATGGGAGCTTTATTAATACCTAACAAGCCTATATATCGAAATAATGGGGAAGATGAATATTATATATACTTCTCTAAAGATACGGTCTTAAAAGCCTCCCAAATGTATTTGACAAAGGGTAACCAAAACAATTCAACATTAGAACACCAACATTCATTAAGTGGTTTAAGTTTAGTAGAATCTTGGCTTGTTGAAGATGAAGTACACGACAAATCAAGAAAGTATGGAATGAATGTGCCAGTAGGTACTTGGATGGGAGCTGTAAAAGTCAACAATGATGAAGTCTGGAATGACTATGTAAAAACAGGTAAAGTCAAAGGATTCTCTATAGAGGGTTACTTTGCAGATAAAATGGAACGTCCAAAAGAATCAATAAAAGAAGATATGTCAGAAAAACAAGCAGACCTATTATTAAGTCAAATAGAAAAAATAGTCAAAGGCGAAAAAGTTGAATTAGCTTTAGTAGACGATTTAGAAAAACAATACAAGAAAATTAACAATGCTAAAGATGAAATTACTAAAGAAGCAAATCGGATAGGCAAAGAAATATTTAGTTTTAGAGATACATTAAATAACTTCAAAACAACTTCATATATTACTTTACTTGGCAAATATGAAAATGCAGCAAAAGATTTAGGTGTAAAAATAGATAATAAATATAGTAAAGCACTTAATGAATATCAAGATGAAAAAAGTAAACAATCTAAAAGATTTTTTTAAAATAAATTAAAATATAACTATGAGTAAGCATATAAACAAAATATTCAGTATGATTCAAACTGAATTAAAATCAGAAAAAGTTGAATTAGAAAAAGTGGAGTTAAATGTTGTAAAAGATATCCAAAAAGAGATAGCCTTTTACAAACAAGGTTTTTCAGATATGGAAAAAAAGAACTCCCTGCAAATTGATGCTATGAAAAAAGTGTTTAAAGCACAAGATAATTTAGAAAAAGCTATCAAAAATGCTCGTAATTCTTCTGTAGTTAAAAGATTCAGCAAGTCTTATAAAATATTAGATAATGCAGAACAACAAGCAAAAGAATTAGGAGTTGCATTTAGAGACATAAAAGGTTTCACAGACTTAACTTCCCTAATGGGTAAAGTAGAAAAAAAATTAGATGAAATAAAATCTATGGCTAAAAGAGGAGAAAGTTTTTTAAGATAATAAATGTATAAAAAACAATTTTTTCCAAGTCATTCAAGTCCTAAAAGTTCAAGACGTGCTTGTTTATGTAAAGACAAAAATACTTATTCAAGAAAATGTTGTGATGGCTCTTTATGGGCTCAAGGCATAGGAGTTATATCAAGAACAATTTGAAAATGCAAAAAAATTAATTAACCACGTTATATATATAATTATGAAATCAACTGAAATGTTAAACCAAATCAAGACGCTTCTAAATATTGAAGTGAAACTTGAAGAACAAAAACTTGAGAACGGTACTCGTGTTGAAGCAGAATCGTTTGAAAAAGGTAAAGAGATATTCATTCTTACAGATGACGAAAAAGTTGCTATGCCAGTAGGGGAATACCTACTTGAAGATGGTAGACTAATCGTAGTTGCAGAAGAAGGAATTATCGATGACGTTAGAGAAGTATCTGACGAAGTACCACAAAAGGAAGAAGAATCTAAAGATGAAACTGAAGATTTAAAAGAAAAAGAAGAAGAAATGGAAGAAGAAGCTGACGTAGAAGACTGGGCTGGTATGGAAAAAAGAATTAAAAATCTTGAAGATGCCATTGCTGACCTTAAATCTAAAGTAGGCGAAAGCAATATGGAAGAAGAAGAAGTTGAAATGGAAGAAGAAGTTAATAGACAACCTAAATCCAGAACAATTAAAGAAGAATTTAACGAAGAAGTTAACGAGCAAGTAAAGGAAGAATTATCACAACCTGCTGCTGCTCCAATCAAGCATAATCCAGAAGCTGGAAATGCAAAAAAAGAAAATTTTAGAATCGCACCAAACAGAAAGCCTTCTACAATGGACTATATATTAAATCAATTAAATAAATAAAAATAAAAAATTATGCCACAACCAACTATTACTACTACTTATGCTGGAGAATTTGCAGGTAAGTACATCGCTGCTGCTCTTTTGAGTGGTAACACATTAAGTCAGGGTGCTATCGAAATTAAGCCAAACATCAAGTTTAAAGAAGTTATGAAAAAAGTTGTTACTTCTGGTTTAATTACTGATGACTCTTGTGACTTTACATCTGCTGGGTCTGTAACACTTACAGAAAGAATTATCCAGCCATCTGAATTTCAAGTTAACCTTGAATTATGTAAAACACCTTTTGAATCTGACTGGGGAGCTGTATCAATGGGCTATTCTGCTTTTGATAACTTACCACCTGATTTTTCAAGTTTCTTAATTGCTCACGTTGCAGAACAAGTATCTGCTTCTACAGAAAACAATATCTGGCAAGGAAATCTTGGAGGCGCACAAGCTGGAGAATTTGACGGATTCACAACTTTAGCTACTGCTGATGCAGACGTAATTGACGTTGCTGCTGTTGGTGGAGGTGTAAATTCTGGTAACGTTATTGCTGAATTAGGTAAAATTGTTGACGCAATTCCATCTACATTATATGGTAAAGATGACTTACACATTTATGTTTCACAAAACATCGCTAAAGCGTATGTAAGAGCATTAGGTGGATATGCTGCTATAACAAATGTTGCAGGAACTGAAAATGTAGGTTCTGTTGGAGCAAATGGTATTGACAATAGAGGTACACTATGGTATGCAGGAGGAGAAAATCTTTCTATCGATGGTGTAAAAATCTTTGTTGCTAATGGTTTACCAAACAACTATGCAATGGCTGCACAAAAATCTAACTTATTCTTTGGAACAGGCTTAATGTCTGACTACAACCTTGTTAAGCTAATTGATATGGCTGACATTGACGGAAGTAAAAACGTAAGAGTAATTATGAGATTTACTGCTGGAGTACAGTACGGAATAGGTTCTGAAATAGTTCTTTATTCTTAATAAATTAAATTAACCAAAAATTAGGGTAGGTGGGGATAACCTACTTACCCTTTTTTTATAAAATAAAATATAAACTATGGCTTGTACATTAAACACAGGGAGAAAGTTACCTTGTAAAAGTGCCTTCGGTGGCATAAAAACAGTTTGGTTTGGTGATTTTGGAGGTATTACAGGAGTTACAGTAGATTCATCTACAAAACAAGTAACAACTATTTCAGGAACACAACCAGATTGGTATCAATTCGATGTAAAAGGAAATTCTTCACTTGAAACTACTGTAACAAGTTCAAGAGAAAATGGAACTACTTTTTATACTCAAACATTAAATTTAACATTAACATACCTTGATGCTCAAACTCAAGCTGAATTGCAAGACATAGCTGTTGCAAGACCTTATGTAGTTGTTGAAGATTATTACGGAAATCAATTCTTATGTGGGCTTGAGAATGGAATGGAGTTTGTTTCAGGAACTGTAGTTTCTGGTGCTGCTGCAGGAGATTTATCAGGATTCACTTTAGTAATGGAAGGACAAGAAGAATTAGCTCCTTACTTTTTAGATTCAGGATTAATTGTTGGTGATGCTACTCAAATCACACCAAACTAATATTTATTGATATTAAATTAAGAGCATCCTTTGGGGTGCTTTTTTTTTGCTCTTATGTTTTCACAAAATAACTTATTTATTACGTTATATATAAAATGATTGTATTAAAGACCATAGCTACTGCTCAAAACTTTAAAGTAATACCAAGAGTTTACGCTGATGAATTTACTTTATCTATAAGAGACGATAGTACAAACGTAAAACAAATATATGAAGTTACAGGAGCTATAACATCTGGAAATTATTTAACATTTTCACAAGCTTTTAGTCCTATACTTGTTGAAGGTCATTTTTACGATTTAGAATTATATACAGACCCAAATTTTTGGAATACTAATTATTTTCTTTGGGAATTATATAATGAATTTTGGAATGTAGATACAACAAACATTGTAGATATATATAAAGACAAGATTTTCTGTACTGACCAAGAAATAGATCAAATGGATAATTTATACTATAACATAAATCAAGGTCAATACATTACAGATAATTCTTATAATAATGATTACATTGTAATATGAAAAATAGAAAAAGAAATAGTTTAGGTCAATTTGTAAAAGAATCTAAATCTGAAATTAGTTTTGTTAATTTAAGTACATATACAAGTCCAGACATTGTAGAAGTACCTAATCAAGAATGGGTAGGATATGGAGACGATAACAACTATTTTCAATTTTTAATTGACAGATACAATGGAAGTCCAACAAACAATGCTTGTATAAATGGTATATCACAACAAATTTATGGTAAAGGTTTAGGAGCTACAGATTCAAGTAGAAAACCAGATCAATACGCTGAAATGATTACACTTCTAAAAAAAGATGTAGTTAGAAAAATATGTTATGACTTAAAACTTATGGGTCAAGCATCTTTACAAATTATATATTCTAAAGACAGAACAAGAATTGCACAAATAGAACATATACCAGTTGAAACATTAAGAGCTGAAAAAGCAAACGAAGATGGCGATATTCCTGCTTACTATTATTTTAAAGACTGGGCTAAATTAAAACCAAGTGACAAACCATTAAGAATACCAGCTTATGGAATGTCAAAAGAAAACATAGAAATATATTACATAAAGCCATACAAGTCTGGGTTTTACTATTACGCACCTGTAGATTATCAAGGAGGCATACAATATGCAGAACTTGAGGAGGAGATAAGTAATTATCACTTAAACAACATAATGAATGGTTTAAGTCCTTCAATGTTAATCAACTTTAACAACGGAACACCTAATCCACAAGAAAGAGAACTAATTGAGCAACGTATAGCACAAAAGTTTTCAGGTAGTTCTAATGCAGGTAAATTTATATTAAGTTTTAATGACAATAAAGATGCACAAGCAGAAATAACACCAGTTCAGTTATCAGATGCACATAACCAATACCAATTCTTATCAGACGAATCACAAAGCAAAGTATTAGTAGCTCATAGGGTAGTAAGTCCAATGCTATTAGGAATAAAAGACAATACAGGGCTTGGAAACAATGCAGATGAAATAAAGACTGCATCCTTGCTTATGGATAACACCGTTATAAGACCGTTTCAGGAACTTTTAATAGATTGCTTTGATACTATACTATCTTACAATAATATTGCTTTAAACCTATACTTTATTACGTTACAGCCATTAGAATTTACAGATGTTGACAGAAGCGTACAAAGTGATGAAGATATAGAAGAAGAAACAGGAGTTAAAATGTCTGTTGAATTAAAAGAAGTAGATGGATATGAGGTTTACGAAACTAAAGAAGAAGCAGAAAGACAAGCTGAAAAAATGGGATGTTCTGGTCATCACGAACACAAAGAGGGAGATAAGGTTTGGTATATGCCTTGTGAATCACACGATGAAATAGATTTAAAAAAACCTTGTCAAGCTGGATATGAGCAATATGGAATGAAAGTAAAAGGAGGACGTTTAGTTCCTAATTGTATTCCTATTAAAATGTCAAGTGAACTTGGAGAAGTTATATTAGAAAACTTAAAAGGAGAAGTTATTAATGACGAATGGGAACTTGTCGATGAATTACAAGAAGGTTCTGAAATTAGTGACGAAGATTGGGCTAACATTTGTATTGATGAAAAAAAGAGTTTATTTCAACAACTAAAAGACGAAATTACTGCAAAACCAGATGGCTTTAGTTATTTAGATTCTAAAAACTATAAGATTAGATATAAATATGCTGTAGGTTCTAAAAAACCAAGTAATTCAACAAGAGATTTTTGTGAAAATATGATGCGTTTATCAAGATCAGGTATTGTCTATAGATTAGAGGATATTGACAAAGCGTCAAGACAAGGTGTAAATAAACAATTAGGTCATAAAGGTAAAGCGTATGACTTGTTTAAATTTAAAGGTGGAATTTATTGTAGACATAAATGGATGAGACAATTATATAGGTTAAAGAAAAACACTAAACCTTCAAAGGATTTAAGCGACTATAAAAAAACAAGAACGATACCAAAAACATATATAAAGAATCCAAGAGGTACTAAACAATCAGAAATAGCACCTGTTAATATGCCTAATCAAGGAGCATACCCAAAATAGAAAACTATGGCAACAGCATTATTTATAAATAGAACCGACCTTGTTAGAAATTCCATAATAGATGGAAATGTAGATACTGATAAATTTATACAGTTTATCAAGATAGCACAAGAAATAGATATACAAAACTATACAGGAACTGACTTATACAATAAAATATCTACATTAATAGCTAATGGAGAAATTGATGACGTAGCTAATGCTAAATATAAAACATTACTAAACACCTATTTACAACCAATGTTAATATGGGCAGCTCAAGTATATTATATTCCTTTTGCAAGTTATGCTATAAAAAATGGGGGTGTATTTAAACATAGATCAGAAACAAGCGAAACAGTAAGCAAAAACGAAGTAGATTATTTAGTAGATAAGGCTCGTGAATTTATGGAATATTATTCAAGACGTTTTATTGATTTTATGTCATTTAATCAGTCAGATTATCCTGAATACACAAGTAATACAAATGATGACATATATCCTGACTATGACGCTTTATTTAATGGGTGGGTATTATGAGATATAAACCAAAACAAAAAAATATAGAAAAACTAAAAACGTTTTTAAAGAAACAAGAAAAAAATAAAAAATATGGCAAGTCTATTTAACACAAGAATATCAGATACTTATTCAGGGCTAATCAAAACTATTGATAATGCTGCCTTAACTTCAAGTTTAAAAGAGCTAACAGACGGTTCTGGTTTAGCAAGTGGCGTATTTATGAATACTGCAGGAGACTTTAAAGTTACTGCAATACTTGAATTTGGTTCTTTAAAAGATACAGGAGAAAACATTACAATAAGCAAATTTGTAGATGCTGCTGATGGCATTGGAAACAACGACAACGATACTACAATACCAACGACTGCTGCAATTATAGATTATGTAGCTGCACAAATTACAATAGAAGATTTAGATTTTACAGGCGATACAGGTTCTGGTCAAATAGATTTAGATTCACAAATATTTGCAATAGGTGGAACAACTAACGAAATTACAACAGTAGCTTCTGGTCAATCAATAACATTTTCTTTAGATTCAACAGGTGTTTATTTACCTGACAATTCAACTGCTATCACACAAACAGCAGGAGATAATTCAACAAAAATAGCTACAACATCTTATGTAGATACTTTAGATGCTGCATCTGATTTAGATTTTAGTGGAGATAGTGGAACTGGCGATGTTAATTTAAACACACAAACATTCGCAATAACAGGTACTGCAAATCAAATAGAATCTTCTGCTTCTGGTCAAGGTTTAAGTTTACAATTCCCAAGTGCAGGTGTTACATTACCAAATGGTTCTGTAGCTACAACACAAAGTGCAGGAGACAATAGTACAAAGGTAGCAACTACTTCTTACGTTGATACACTTGATGCAGCTTCTGATTTAGATATAACAGATGGAACAAATACAGGAGATGTAAACCTAAATACTCAATCGTTAAGTATTTTAGGAACAGCAAATGAAATAGATAGCGTTGTAAGTGGTCAAAGCGTAACTTTAGGGCTGCCTAATCAAATTAATGTAAACGTACAAGGTAACCTAACAGGAAACGTTACAGGAGACGTTACAGGCGATTTAACAGGTAATTCAGCAGGTACTCATACAGGAGCAGTTGTAGGAAATGTAACAGGAAATGTTACTGGAAATGTAACAGGAAACCTAACAGGAAATGCAGATACAGCTACAAAATGGCAAACTGCAAGAGATTTATCATTAACAGGTCAAGCAACAGGTACAATATCAAGTGTTGATGGTTCAGGAAATGTAAGTGGTGCTGTAACGTTAGATAATAATTCAGTAACGGGCAAAGTATTAACAGGATTAACTTCTCCTTGCTTCAAGTGTTTTAGCAACA